AATGTTTTCATCTGTAAATTTAGTTTAAAAATTTCACAGTTCTTTTTATGATGATTAGATTTACAATGGTTTTTAATATGACTTAATTGACAAGGTCCAGAACCACTCGTATTTTCATCAAATGACTTACAAATCGCACAATTATAATTTGTTATTGTTTTCGATGGCATATTATTAGTTATACTTATATTATATATTTTATTTTTAAGTAATTTATTTTAACTAATAATTAATTATTTAAAATTTTTCAAATTTATAAAAAAAAATCAATATTAATTTATTATATAATTTATATAATAAATTATATGTATGAAATATTATTATTAACATTAATAGGTGTCATTGTAGGTATTGTTGGTGGTGTGCTTGGAGGTGGAGCAGATGTATTAATTGTTCCATTATTATTAGTATTTGGTATATCATCTAATATTAAAACAGCTATTGGAACAAGTTTAGCAGCATTATTACCACCAATCGGTATCTTTGCTGTATATCAATTTTATAAAGAAGGAGCAATAAATAAAAAGAATATATATCAATCATTTTATATAGCATTATGTTTTACAATAGCTTCATATTACTCATCTAAATTTGCTGTTAAAGAAAGTAAACATATATTAAAAAGAATATATGCTATATTCTTAATTATAATTGGAATTATTAGTTTTAAATATTAAGGTCTCATTATCGTAAAAGAAAAAAATTACCTATATATCGCAAACACAGTTAAGTGCCCACAGCATGAAGATATCCCGGCTTTATCAAATATTAAGAGCCTCCAGCCGAACTGAGGGGCACACCAAGAGTAGATCAGAAGTTTCTATACGAACCCTTTTTCAAGGGTAAGGGACATTACAGACCCTTAACTACGTCACCTAAGCACTTACATACTTTTTTTAGGTAATGTGAAACCATATGGCACATCTATACTTCGAAACATATAGACACACCGACTTCACAAACATCAATATCGACAACAATAAATCTATTAAATTTTCATATATCCAGTAATAAATAACTAGATATAAAGAGGGCCTTGATCCAATAAGAATTAATAAGAATTAAACTTATGATGCCCCCGATGATTAAGAGTCCACGAAATGATGTATTTTTTGAGTTGTCACTGGAGTTGAACCAGTTATATGATTTTTTCACATATATGACCTACAACAACTGATATCTTTTTAATAGGAGTTTTCAAATTTTTTAAAGAGGAAATGGTTATATATTAACTAATTTACCTATTTGGTTATTTTTTTTTATTTCATTATATTTATAATAATAATTAATATTTACACATTTGAACATTTAAAATACCGACTTTCATTATCATTTCTTTTGTTTTATATAATAATATTTATCTTCTCTTTAAAAAATTTGAAAACTCCTAATTAAAAAGATATCGCATACCACCGGGTAAGTAGGGACATATTAGCCCTACTGCTAGGTTCGACTCCTAGAGGTGTGTAATGTTTAAACACATATTATTTGATATCGACAGTTCTTGAGTAAGGTATTCGATAGAGCGTTTAATATAGTGAAAAGGGTACTTGATGCTCATATCACTCATTAAATGGCAGCTGAATCTCTATATACCGCCCATTGATCCTTTTCAATGGTATACTTATTACAAACTGCGCACACTATATCTTATAGTAGGGAGACCATGGACCGTATACACGTAATAGTATACGTAATCCATTGTGGTTAAAGGGTCGAGTTCTTGAAATGTTACAGACTGCACATCTGTATCATGGAAACTAACAATAACTTTAATATTACATATATTAGTAGTCATGCTAAGCTATATTGATACTTGAGTTGCGATAGAAAGTGAGCTTCGGGCGGCGCTTGCCTTTCGCGATAGGTATCAAAATAGACACTAATTGACTAGTAATTTTATGTAGTATTAGACATTTTTTTTTCATTAAATTATTTAGATAACAGATTATAATATTATATAATATTATATGAATTCATTTAAAATTTTTTTATATTTATTAGTATTTCCATATCTTCTTTATTCCTCCATTAAAAATAAAAATAATATAGTATTAATAGGGACTTTAGTATTACTTGCTGGTCATATATATAAAGAATTTCAAAATGGGGATTGGGTTTGGCCGAAGGATTCGTATTATATTGGAACATTTATTGGGATATTATTTGTAATTTATAGTGATGATAAATTAGTTCAATTAATTGGATTAATTAAGATATTAGCAGACTTCCGTAAGAATATATTAAAACACGATAAATATTATTGGGGCAATTAATTATAATATCATTCTACAATTAAACATTATTAATATTCTTCTTCTAAAGTATAATATAAGGATCTTATATTATATCCTCTTTAAAAAATTTGAAAACTTATTAAAAAAGATATCATACACTTTAACGGGGCAGTGTGGGGCTAAGTCTCATAATCGGTAGGTTCGACTCCTACAAAGTGTATATGTTTGGTCATGTGCTATATGATATCAATAAGGTTATAAAATGCTAGGTATTCTTACCGACCCCTAACCTTAAGAATGTTTATCCCCTATTAAAGGATATCCATATCATATAGTAGGTTCTGCTTTAATTTAGAAGACGTTATTAGTTTTCGAGGTTAACATGATTAAAGAGCTGAGTTCTTGAAGTAACTATAGAGTTGTACATCTATAGTTATGTAAACTAACAGTAGCTTTAATACTATTATTATTTAGATATTATGTTATGTGTGAAAGGTTATGGGCTTTTAACCCTACCTACTATTTAATGAGACTTTTAATCTCATTATCAATAGTTATTAAATACAGTTATTAATATATAAATAATTAATAGTATCAAACATTTTTTTTATAAAAAAAATGTTAATTTACTAAGCATTTGAAGATATCCTGACCTCTTTAAATATATCTTAAGTATATCCCTGATTTAACAGGCTATAAAGGGGATTTAATAGGAGTAGAACAGTAAGTTTCTTTATCAACATAAATATGTTTTAGGGCCAACTACATTACCTTAGCACTTACAAATGCCTTTCGAGGTTAACATGTGTCAATATTGTTGCTTGTAACTATATAACATTAAAGCAACTATAACACATCCAATATATCACATTATAATAAATTAAATTTTTTCATATAATAGTAAGGAATAACTACCATAAAGACCGTTATTTAATTCAAATGGGACCAAATTAATGAAACTCTCCTTTGAACAAATACTAAACTTTGGGCATCGAACGCTTTTGCGTAAAGCAAATAGCCAGTGCCTTTTTCGTCAAGTCAATGATTAAGAATAAGGATATATTGTATTTTTTTGAGTTGTTACTGGACTTGAACCAGTAAATGTCTACACGACATAATGCCCTACAAACAACTAGTATCTTTTTTAATACTTTTTCAAATTTTTTAAAGAGAAAAAAAACACACATTTTTTTTTCACATTTTTTTACACATTTTTAACACAATCACTTCTGCTTCACCACCTTCTGGGCATGCATGATGGCCTTCTCCTTCTTCTGCATCTCCTGAAGTTGACGCTGGTATGCCTTGAGCGTCTTCGAAAGCCTCTGAACCTCCTTGTTCATCGTGTGCTTCTTCGAGTGGTTCGAACGAAAGGCGTTTGCAAGCTTCTGGTGGTTCAGGACAAGCTTCATGTACTCTTCCTTAACAGAAGCATAGTCCTTCCCAGCGTTCTTGATGGGCTTCAAGTCCTTAGGCTCATGGAACTTGCGCACAAACGCCAACTTCTTCGTCTTCTCAAACTGATGCTCTGTCAGCTCAAGGACGTTCACGACGAACGAGAACCCAACGTTCGAGCAAGGGTTATCAAGCAACCACTCCTCGGTCGGAACACAAAACCACTTGTGGTTCGGGTAGGTCTGTGTGATGAAGTTGTCACCAGGCTTGATCGGCGCCTTCTTGCTCATCTTCTTCGACCCCTGTGCGCCTGTGACCCAGTAGACATCCATCGGAATAGACTTCGTCTGGTTCTTCACGATGAGAGTGCAACGGTTCTGCTGGATTTCGTCGCGACTCCAACTCATGGTCGAGTTCTTGCGGACCTTCTGCTGTGTAAGGGCCTTGACCTTCTTCGGGTAGAAGATCTTGACCTTCTCGCGAACAAAGAAGTATCGCCAGATGGCATTCTCGTCGAAGAACGCCTTACACCCCTTGTCCACCTGAGACAGACTGCAGATGTCGGCGACAGACAATGGCGTTCCATGCTCGATCGGCATAGCCTTGCCTGGAACCTGTGTCTCACCCCTCAGGATGAGTGGAACGAAGACCTCCATGGGGAGATCAAAGAATGACACCTCAGTTCCACAGGAACCATGGTCCACAACCTGCCCACAGCCACAAGCACAGATTTCGGTCTTAACTGGCTTGACGTTCTTGAGAACAGGGCGAGGAGTAGAGCACTTGAAGCACTCCATTCGATGCATGAAGCTCTGAGCACGGCACACGGCACAGTTCCACATCTTCGGTCCAGGTTCGTGAAACCCCCATCCCTTCATCCCCTTCCCAGAGTAAGGGATGTAGTTCAGCCCACGAAGGTGGCTGTCCAGCTGGTTCCTTGTGAGGAATCCAGAGTCGGGGTGACCTACACCACCCCCTGGCGGCCCCTGCCACCCAACGCGGCTGTCGGCAACACCAGGATGCCCACCACCACGACCACCACCAAGACCACCACGACCACCACCACGACCACGGCCAAAACCACCACCGTCCATGACAGACGACTGAGAGCTGAGGGCTGAGAGCTGAGAGCTGAGAGCTGAGAGACTGGTTGGCAAAGAGCTATGTAACTCCTTTTGATACTAAAGAAAAGACTAGGAGTTTTCAAATTTTTTAAAGAGAAGATAAAAGAGGTGATGGAACAGAGGAGATTGTTTAACATCCACTACCATCATTATTATTATGATATATTAAATAACTAATATATATATTTCCAAGTGTAACAGCTGAAATTAGTCCAACTACCATACAACATTTTTTCATATTACACCTTCTTTCAATTTGTATATCAGGGTTGTGGGTTATTGATATACCACTCTCCCTTACATTACTTTCTTGTCTTGTTAACCCTTCTTCCATATCATTTTCAGCTTTAGGCATTTTATAAGTATATAAGAATTATTTTTAAATATTATTTAAACATTATTTTGTTATGGTTATTATAAATGAAACCATCAAGTTTTTGCACAATATGTACATCTAATTGCGCCTTTGAATTAAAAGGTTTATTATTATCATTATCTGTATATCATACAGGTGAAACAATATATATAATGTCTGATACTAAAACAAAACAAAGTATTGAAGAAATGACACCTCAACCAAGATTAAATATAAAATGGTTTATAGAATTAGATGAATATGATGGAATGAATCGAATGATGATGGTGGATAAAGGTTTATGGTCTAATTTTCAGATGTCAAAATCTAATATTATTAAAATAGCACTTGAATATTCTAAAGATACATTATTACTAGATAGTGACATTATTATATTAAATGAATTAAATGATATAGATGATACTAAGGAATTAGGTGTTTCACCACAATTTATTAAGCAAGTGAATATAGATGAAACCGGGTATTATAATGGTGGATGTTTATGGACTAGATCTAAGGAATTACCAGATGATTGGATAAAATATACGGAAACATCAAGGTATTTTGATCAAGCATCTATTGAAGATTTAGTAAAAAAATACTCTTATTTTGAATTTGGAGAAAATTATAATTTACAATGTTGGAGATATTATTTATCACCTGAAGGTTCAGAAAAAATTGCATCATATTTATCATCAGATAAAGGAGTAGTAATGTATAAAGATAAACCTCTTAAATTTATTCATACACATTTCTTAGTATCTTATTTTAATGATTTTAATAATTTATTATTAAACCATATAAATAATGCTAAATTATATAAAATATTATTAATTATTTATAGAGTTATCAAGGATAAATGGATTATAAAAATACCTAAACAACCCATTCAGGGTATGGGATATCATAATAATGATAGTTTTAGAGAATTACCTGGATTAATGAAAAAATATAATAAAGATGTAGATATTGAATTAGTTAATGATAGCATACATTGTTGGATATATCCTAATATATTATTATATGATAGACCTACATTAGAATGGTGTAATTCAGAAATATTAAATGCTTCATTATTTTTATTAGGTAATGGCGATATAGAGCTAGAAGGCAAAGAATTAAATAAAAAAATAAAACATGTTAAACCATGGATTTTTTGGCCTAGAAAACCTGAAATAGTTGAACAAATATTAGATGAAAAAGGGATATTAAATTACAATGAAAGAGATACTGAATCTATATTTATAGGTAATTTTGAAAATCCTGTTCAAGAGAAATACAGAAATATTAATGACAATTGGGAAAATGTTCTAAGTGAATACCATTGCATAAAAGGTGATAAACATAAATTTACAAATGAAGAGTATTTAATGAAATTAAGAAATTCAAAATATGGATTATGTTTGAGGGGTTATGGGTCAAAATGTCATAGGGAAGTAGAATTAATGGCATTTGGGACAATACCAGTTATAACACCTGAAGTATCAATTAAATCATATATGGAACCATTAATAGAAAATATTCATTATTTAAGAGTAAATAATTCATCAGAATTTAAACAAAAAATATCTGAAATGGATGAAAATAAATGGAATAAAATGAGTAAAGAATGTTATGAATGGTATCAAAGAAATGTTTATAGTAAAAATTGTTGGAATAATATGATAGAAAATATATTATATTTACACCTTTGAACATTTAAAACGCCGATTTAATCCAAATATTTTAAGGTTTTCATTTTCTTGTTGATGGTCTTTTATATGAATATTTATTATAATTATAATTTATATATATATATATGGATATTCATATATTGAAACCTGTTATTAATAAAAAATCAATAACTTACACTTATTTATATAATGGCAAAAAATACTCATTTTCAAATGTATAAAAAATTTAAATTTATTTTTTTTGAAATCGGAGTTTTAATACTCCTCCCCTTGCTCCCCCAGTTATAAAAATGAAACATATAATTATCACAGATCAAGTTTTCTTTTTTTAACATTGTACAATTATAATGAATATTTATGGTTTCTATTGAAGAAACCATGTATATACATTTAGATCTTTTACGAAAAGGGAAAGGTTCACTAATATATAAGTTTTCTTCTAATTCTTTTTGCTTGCTTTTAGTCTTTGCCCATATATTTTTAAATCCAAATACATTTATATTGGTATTTAACTTTATATATTCTACTAATTTAATATTTGGTATAAATAAATATTCATCTAAATCATTAAAAATCATATATTCATAATTATCTTTACCATATTTATATAAAGCATGATGCATCTGTCCTAATTGTGCATGATGATGATATTTATATTTTTTCGGATTCCAATATCTAAAATTCCATTCTATTAATGTAACATCTGTATAATTAAATATTTCTTTTATTTTATTATTTAATAAACCATTGTAATACATAAAAAAATGTTGAACTCCTTGCCTTTTATAATAATTATAAAAATTTGGAAATAAATTATAATCATCTTTAAATAATGTTGTTAAACATAGAAAATTAGATTTTTCTTTATTTACTATTTTTTCTATTTCTTTACTATATTCTTTCCCATCAAAAAATACCTGAATAAATAATTTTTTACTTATATCAATACTATTATCATCATATATAAATATTAATGTTGGTTCATATTTATCTTTTATAATTTTTTGTTTTAATTTTATTTTTGTTTTATTTAGATAAACATTCAATTTACTTTCATCTACTATATTATTATTAATTGATAAAATTAAGTAAATTAAATTATTTTTCCAAAATACATCAAATAAAGTAAAATCATCAAAAATATTTTTACTTTCAATATTTGTTAAATCTAATTCATCAATATTCCACTCTTTACCTCGACAACATGGTAAGTCTATATATACTTTTACACCATGCTGTGCAATTCTCCATATGTTTTTATATCTGTATAATTGATGTTCTTTATCTTTCCAGTATGACTTTGTATTTTCATCTACATTTCGTAAAGGTTGGACTTTATATATTCCATTTATACTGTTATTGTTCGAACCTTTTATTTTAACTATATTTATCATAAATATTGTATTTTTATAAATATTATTAATCGAATATTCAAATACAGATTTATTTTTATAATAACTATTACTGTAAAAGTTTACCTTTTTATTAAGTAAAGTGCCAGCAATAGCAATATGTAATCTATTTGTATTAATTGTTTCAAACTTAGATAAATAATCGAATATAGATAAACTAACATCTTTTATTACGTTTATTTTATTAGTATTACCCCATTTATTAAATTTTTGTGATAAATCACTATTATCTTCTGGTATTTTTATATTAGTTTTTTCTTTATCTGTCCGATAAGCATTACATACACCATTACCTTTTATTATTTTATACTTATTTAAATTGTTAATGTAAAATGCCATATCTTTGGATAAATAGACATTTTTTTTATGGTTAAATACTTTTAAAACATAATTATATGATGTTTCTTCTCTACAAAATATTATTATATTATCATTTAAATTTGATAAAAATATACCTTCTGATTTTATAGTATGAGGTAGAATTATAATTTTATTATCATTTTTATTTTTATTTATAAATTTTTTACAGTTACTATATAATCCTCCTACCAAATTCCCTCCTCCAGCATAAAATAAAGTTTTATTATGATATTTATTAGAAATTGATCCCATCTTCCAATTTAAACCAAGTTCATTAAAAGTTTGTATTGTTCCAAATGCTATCAAGGAATCTCCTGCATTTCCTGGATTAGGTATATAAATTATTTCTTGATTTAAATAATTACTTAAAAATATTCTTATGTCTTTTATTTCCATATAATTAGTAATAATATTTTAATTTTATATATTATAACTTAGTATAACTCGGCGTTTTAAATGTTCAAAGGTGTAAATAAATAATATTACTCTTTAAAAAAATTTGAAAAAAATAGTTGAATTTTATACAACTTTAAAGAGAATAACTACTTTATAAACATGTCTACTCACACTTTCACCATTTCCGAAAAGAAGTTGGGGTTTACTTTGGATAAAACCAAATCTACCCCAACAATCGCAAAAATCACTACAGGTGGTGCTCTTGAAAAGCAGTTGATTGAATCATGTTCTAGTATCTCATCAGGATGTGAGATCCACTATATTGGTGGTGAGTTTGTTAAAGATTTGCCTTTTGATCGAGCGATGGAAAAGATCAAAAGTTATGTTGAAAGGCCAATCAACATCGTCATTACATCTCCTCAAAAATCTGATATCCGCCAATCATTTGTTTCAACTAGTCAAGCATACAAAATGTCTGCTGAAGAGATGAATAAGGCATCAGAAGAGGCAACTAAACAAGGCCTCAGAGATCTTGCGAAAGCCCATAAGGAGAAGCTTCTTCAAGAACAATCCTCAACAGAATCTTCTGATGAAGATGAGGATTATGTTTCTTCAAGGAAATATGGGGAACTTGAGAAGAAGAATCATTTCCTCAAAATGGAACTCTTGAATGTTCAGGTTGATAATGAAGATCAAACAACTCTTCTGAAGAAAGAACTTGATCCAATTAAGGCTCTCAACGATCAACTTTGTCATATCATTACGATGAAAAAGAGGACAAATAAGCTAGAAAAGTTGGATGAAATCAAAAATTCTAGTTCAGAAGAGATGGTCAAACAATTGAAAAGAGTGAATACTGAGGTTGATTCTTACTTTGAAGAATGTGAGAAGCATCTAAAATTGGTTGAGTTCCATGAAATAAAAAACTGTGTAGCTTCTTTCCTTGATAAGGAAAAGATTGAGATGGAAAAGCTGAATAAGTATTACAATTGTAAGATTAATTTTAAGATTTTCTATGAATTCGTGCAGCTCTTTAGCTTGATTGTCTTGCTTTTTGGGGTTGGTGTGGGTATGGTAATGGTAGCAGAGAAAAAATAATGTTCAAAAGTGTATTTGTTTAAAGAAATAATGATATTATGTATGTATGTATAAAATGTTACTTAGATCAGGTAGAATAATTTTTTTTATTGATTTTGATGAAGCATCAAAAGCATGGAGAAAAAATAAAATATATTTAGGATTAGGTAAATTTCAATACAAATAGTTTCTAACCCCCACTTTTTGCTTTTTTTGAACTACCACCTAAGCATACACATAATATTAAGATTCCCCATACTATTAGAACCCATTTCCAGATATCCATCCAATCATCATATTCACATTTTTTTTCTTCTTCTTTTAAGTTTTCTCTTAAAAATGTACAATTAAATTTACAAGGTTCTTCAATTGAACAATCCTGAATAAGTCCTGTTTCATAATCAATTGAATGTGTTTGTTTCCAATAAACCGTCCTGTTATCTATTTCTTCACGTTCTTCAATTCTTTCTACAAAATAATCACAGATTTCATAAATTATATATAATATAGAAGCAATAAGACTACTTAATAATATACAAGCAATCCCTTTACAGAAGCTTGGTTCTTGATAAAATTTAACTTCATTTGAACCATCACTGTCTTCTGTTGAACCAGATACACCAGAATATGATGTGGTGGCGGGCATTTTATATTTTTTTTTATAAAAATTAAATTTATTATTATGTTTTCAAATTTATTGTGATATGATATGATAATATGATTGCAAGAATGTATGAAAAGCTATAATAACTGATATTTTATCTACATCTTCTACTTTAACGTCTATATTATATTCTTTTAATCTAGTCATAATAAATCCATCATTATTTATAATTTTTTCTTTTTTATCATCTTTATTATTTTCTTTTTCTAGAAAGTGTTTTTCTAAGCGTGTAAATATACACTTTTTATCATCTAATAACCAATTAGCATACATACCTGGTATTAGAGCTGTTAGTATCTTTGAATTAATTTCACCTGGGAAGACCCATCCAAGTGAAATATATCCAGTTAAGAATGAATGAAATATATTTATTCCTCTAGAAATCTTCATTTATATATATATTATTTATACTTTAATATTTAAGTATATATAAATACTTAAAATATATTTAATATAATAATATAAATGAATTTAGAAATGATTAAAAAAGATAATGCTATAAAAAGAATTGTAGATTCTATAATGGGTGATGAAAACTTTTACATTGTATGTGAAAATGGATTTAAGGATATATATGAAGATGGTGTTATTGATGAAAAAGATATCCCAATGATTATTAATCTTTTACTAACAGCTTATGTAAACCACAGTAAAATTAAAATTACAAATAAACATAAAAAGAAAGTATTAATGTTACTGATTTACACATTAATTAATAAGTTTCAAGTAAATGATAAAATTAACAATGATAGTATTATGTTATTAATTGAACCACATATAGACCTCATACTACTTAGTGTTAATTTGCCGAAATGTAAATGGTGCTCATCTAAACCTCCCGATGAAGAGAAAGTTATAAATGGTATTAAATTAAATAGATTAAATAATATGAAACAAGTTAAATTAGATATAAAAGAAGAAATTTTACCAGATAACGTACAATTAAAATTAGAGGCTGCCAGCAGCAATGATTCAAATGATGCCAGCAGCAATGATTCAAATGATGCCAGCAGCAATGATTCAAATGATGCCAGCAACAATGATTCAAATGATGGTAGTGGTCCTCAAGAACTTTAATATCTTTTATTATATAATAGGACCATAATCAGTATAATCTGTTAATCCTTCTCCTGTATATTTTACATAATTTTTTTGAAACATAGATGCTAATTTAATAGCTTGATCATTATATTCATCTTTGTTTTCCCATGATTCTTCCGGATTACATATATTAGATTTAACTCCTGGTAAATATACTGGAAAATCAATCTTAAAAATTTCATGTTTCTTAGTTTGAACTTTAGTTATTGAACCATCTAAAATAGCATCAATACAAGCCCGTGTCTCTGCAATACTAATTCTTTCACCTATTCCATATCCACCACCAATCCACCCTGTATTTACTAGATAAGCTCGTGAATTATGTTGTTCTATTTTCTTTTTTAGTAAATCTGCATATTTAGTTGGATGAAGTGTTAAGAATGCTGCACCAAAACAAGCAGAGAATGTTGCTTGTGGTTCTGTAATTCCACGTTCTGTTCCAGCTACTTTAGCAGTATAACCACTTAAGAAATGATACATAGCTTGTTCTGGTGTTAAACAAGATACAGGAGGCAATACACCAAAAGCATCACACGTTAAAAATATTATATTTTCTGGATGTCCACCCATTTGTGGTTCATGCCAGTTTTCAATATGATGGATTGGGTAACTAACACGTCCATTTTCTGTTTTAGATATGTTATTATAATCAGGAGTTCCATCTAAATTTTGATAAACATTTTCTAATAAAGCATTTGTTTTGATAGCACGATAGATTTCTGGTTCATTTTCTTCTTTTAAATTAATAGTTTTGGCATAACATCCACCTTCAAAATTAAAAATACCGTCATTATCCCATCCATGTTCATCATCGCCAATTAATCTACGTTCTGAATCAACAGATAATGTTGTTTTGCCAGTTCCACTGAGTCCAAAGAATAAAGCAGTATCACCTTTTTTTCCAATATTAGCAGAACAATGCATTGTCATTATATCTTGAATTGGTAACCAGTAATTCATTAAACTAAATATTCCTTTTTTATTTTCACCACCATACCATGTCCCTAAAATAACAGCTACTTTTTTCTCGATATTAAATGCAATTGCTACATCTGAATTTAAATTATGTTTTTTCCATTCTTTATTTGTTTTCGAACAAGCATTTATAATGGTAAAATCAGGATTAAAATCTATTAATTCTTCTTTTGTTTTTGGTCTAATAAACATATTTGTAACAAAATGTTGTTGCCATGCTAATTCATGAACAAACCGTATTTTTTTCTGACTAATAGGGTTTGCACCACAGTAACCATCAAAAACATAACATTCTTTTAAGCTATTAAAGTGATTAATTGCTATTTTATATAAATCATCAAATACTTCTGGATTAATAGGTTGATTTATAGAACCCCACCATATATTTTTATCAGACTCAGAACCAATATTTTTAACAATCCATTTATCATTTGGAGATCTTCCAGTAAATTTTCCTGTATCTATAGCAAAAGTATTACCATATTTTGTTTTCATTACAACTCCTTCATTATTATTCTGTTCATGTTGATTAAGTTTAGAATAGCTTAAATTATGATGTATTACTTGGGGGCCAACAATCCCAAGATTATTAATACCTATATTAGTTGAGGTTATTGAGAAATTACGTAAATTATTAAACATTATTTGAGGACTACGTTTTAATAAAAAATTATAGAACATTATTATATGTTTTTATAATATAATTTTATTTGTATAATCAAACAAAAAATAAAAAATTATTATTATTTACTTATTTACATATTTACACATTTTATTACTTATGCCATGATACCATAGTAATTGATCTCATTGTACTTGTCAAACCTACTGATATACTTTTCTACTTGGCATGCATTCTTAGCCTTCGTTGGATAGTTCTTGTTCTTCTTCTGGGGAATCTTCCTTGCCCTGATAAACTTACCCTCACCCCTCTGTTCCTTGATGAACGTCTCGTTAATAGAAATATTGTGCTTAGAACCATTGTTATCGTTGTTGATATAGGTATTGTTGATATAGGTATCACTGATACCCTGTTCCCTAATCATATTCCTGTTATTATAGGTGTCAATGAGGAGATTAAGGTCTTCAATTTCTAGATTCCTCGTAGTAATCTTGGGGACATTTTGAAGGGCAACATCAGACCAAGGGACATTCATATAAAGGTGTCCAACTTTCTTTGGCATCGGGCGACTGTGAACAAAGTACTCTGCATCGTTGTTGTAAGACATCTATTGAATAGATATACTATTGAATTTAATAAAAAAAATAATAAATACTTTTCAAATTTTTTAAAGATACACACTTGAACATTTAATTCACACATTTAATTCACATCTTTATCTAGTCACACTTTGTGGTGTAGACATTTCCACAAATGTGACCTTGCCTGTATTTTTGTCATATACAGGCTTCATCTCAACATAAGTAGAAACATGATGACCCATCACGTAGTCTCCACCACCATCCTGACTCTTCTCAAAAGAGTAGTACTTAACGCCATTCACCATCTCGTATTTAGCTTCACTTGACATTCCGAATGACTTATTCTTAATTTTAAAGAAAGAACAAAGAAATATTTCAAATTTTTTAAAGAGGATATTATTTATATACATGATAACTATAACTATAATTATCTTCTAAGTTTTTTAAACTATGTTTTCCAATTTTATCATTTATGTATCCATTATCTAAAAAATTACTAAATATATTTTCTTCACCTTTGACAATTATATTATCTTTATGAATATACTCATGTTCTTTTAATTTGCCTTTTAATAGATAAAAATAACAACATTTACCAACATGTGAATGTATACATGTCTTATGGTTAGGTTGCCATTTTATAAGATATCTTTTATAATATAAGGAAGGTATTCTTATTTTTGTATAATAAGATTTACCATTATATATTCTAGTAATCATATATAATAATCTAATATTATTTTATAATTTGAAATATTTATTACTTGAAATTAAAAACATTTTAATATGGATATTGAAGATGTCATAACAAACAAAAATGAAAGAGAAAAGATAATAGATTTTACGAAAGAATTAGCAAAAGAATCTTATAATAATAGGAGAGAATATGATAAATATTTTACTGTTCTTAGGAAAAAATATAAAATTAATCCAAAGAAGACTCTAATTAGAGGATCAATTAAATATTTAAATAAAGATGAAGTTAGTAAATCATTTCTTAAATTTTCTTTAAGGAAGATTGGAAAAAGTTCTTCTGGTGTTGCTGTTATTACTTTACTTACTAGTCCTTTTCCAGAATATACAAAAAATGGTAAAAAAGTTAAACAAACATTTAGTTGTGGTAAAGATTGTGCATATTGCCCCAATGAACCAGAAGTAAAATTAGATTTAGAAGTTATTTCTATTATAAATACTAATCATTTTAGAGTTAAAGCCAATATTGATTTAAACCATATTCGCATTATTAATCATATAATTTATAAAGATATTAAAATTATTGTAGATGATTGTAAAGATTTTACAAATTATGAATTTACAGTTAAGCTTGAAAATCATATATTTACTGTAGGTGATACTTTTATTGGAGTTAAAATAGAACAACCAAGGAGCTATATATCCAGTGAACCTGCTGTTTTAAGAGGTAACCATAATCAATTTATTGCTTTTAATCAAATGAATGATCGTGCTACAGTTTTAAATTCAATGGGGCATCCAATTGATAAAATTGAGATTATTATTTTGGGTGGAACTTGGGACCATTATCCATTAGAGTATAGAATTGAATTTATTCGAGATATATATTATTCAATGAATATCTTTTATACAGAATATAGAGAAAGATTAAGTCTTGAAGAGGAAATAAATATTAATGAAAAGGCAAAATGTAGAATCATTGGAATTACAACTGAAACAAGACCTGATTGTATTACAGTTAGACAGATTAAAAATCTAAGAAAAATGAATATTACAAGAGTTCAGTTGGGTGTTCAGCATTTTGATGATGATGTATTAAGGTTTATTAAAAGAGATTGTTACCTTAAAGATACTATTGAATCTAATTATATTTTAAAACAGAATGGTTATAAGATAGATATGCATCTTATGCCAGATCTTCCAGGATCTACTTTAGAAAAAGACTTAAAAATGTATAAAGAATTATTTTCACATAAAAAAGAATATATTACAAATAATTATATTAAATATACTTTAGATAAACCAGAATTACAAGCAGATCAATTAAAAATATACCCTTGTTCTACTGTTCCATATACAGAGATTAAAAAATGGTATGATGAAGGTAGTTATATACCTTATTCAGAAGATAAGGATAAGTTAATTGAAGTTATCTTATATATTAAGAAAAATGTTTTCCCTTGGATACGTTTAAATAGGATAATTAGAGATATCCCACAAAATTGGATAGATGGTGGAAATAAAGATGTTAATTTAAGACAACATTTAATATCTCATATGAAAAAAGAAGGTTTACATTGTAATTGTATTAGATGTAGAGAAGTAAATAATAAAGAAACAGATATTACAAAGGCAGAATTATTTGTAAGAGAATATAATGGCTTAAATGCAACTGAATATTTTATTAGTTATGAAACACCAAACAATAGAATCTTATATGGATTTCTTAGATTAAGGATTAATCATACAAATGATAAGATTTATCATAAGGATTTAGAAAATAATGCATTTATTAGAGAATTACATGTATATGGTTCTTTATCAAAACATCATGAAAAAGGAAACAATATACAGCATAAAGGTTTTGGTAAGAAGTTATTAAAAGAAGCAGAAAAAATAGTATATAATAATGGTATTAACAAAATATCTATTATTTCTGGTGTTGGTGTTAGAGAATATTATGAAAAAAATGGATACTTACTTAATAAAAATACAAATTATATGGAAAAGGAACTAATAATGTATAATGATAATACTTTTATATTTATAATATTCTTAATTGTATCTATTACTATATCTATAGTATTTGATTTGTATTTTCACAATTATCCCCACTATAACCATTATAGCAACGACACACAGAAGAATCTGATGAATCACAGTGTCCAGAACTTTCATCATTAGAACCACATCTTATATCATCATCTATATTGCAAGTTGCATATTCTATTTGTCCATTTTCTAAAACATTATTATTTTCATCACGACAAGGTTCCCCAACAAATTCTGGATTATATATGATATATTGTCTAGAATATAAATCACAAGGGTTTTCCCATATATTACTAGTATGCCTGTCCGGAAATTCATGTGGATCAGATGAATCCGCATTTCTGATACATTTTTCTTCTTTATCTAAGTCTATCCATTTCCCAATACAATTATCATATCTACCTTCTACAAAATTAATATCATTGCCATCTAAATTTGATAATGGCCCAAGAATATAAGTAGCATATGGTGTCATTGAATAAGTATCGCTATATTTTGTTATATTTGGATCCCTTGTTATAATAACCTCATTAACATTGTCTCTTATTTGTTCTTGATTCATTTGATTTCCAAGATTAAATAGTGTATTAAAATCAATATAGCCTAAAGTTAAATTTCCTTTTTTACTATTTACATCATTTCCATTACTATTATTACCACTTCCATTACTATTAGTACCACTTCCATTACTATTAGTACCACTTCCATTACTATTAGTACCACTTCCATTACTATTAGTACCGCTTCCATTGCTATTCGTTCCGCTTCCATTGCTATTCGTTCCACTACTATTGCTATTAGTACCGCTTCCATTGCTATTCGTTCCACTACCATTGCTATTCGTTCCACTACCATTGCTATTTATACCGCTACCATTATTACCGCTACCATTATTACCGCTACCATTACTATTAAAACCTTCATAACTATATAATACTCCATTAATATATGGAGTATTATCATAGTATTCTTTAATACTAGGAGAAAAAGCTATTAATAATATAGTTATACATATTAATATAATATCAATAATGTTTATACATTTATTATTAAATATATTCATATACTATATATATATATATTTTATATATAATCATTCCATTCTCCTTCAGCCTTAAACATTGGAACTTTATTTAATATAATTGGGGCATAAAAATCATCTGGTTTTTCTTCTTGTTCTTCAACTAATTCATCTTCTTCTTCATCTTCTTCATCTTCTTCATCTTCTTCATCTTCTTCATCTTCTTCATTAATACTTGTCATGTTAATATTCAAGTATTCATAAGTATTTTCATAAAAATTTAAGTAAGTATAATAAGTAATTATTATAAGTATAAAAAGAATAACTAATGTATATAGTTCCATATAACTTAACTCATATATTTTATATTATTTAATAAAATAAAGTCATATGTTAATATATAGAAGAATATTTTAAAAATTTAAATTATTTTACCACTTCATGGTCATACTTTAGGGTCATCTTCTGATATAGGGTCAGTTGATTCACGTTCAGGTTCAGAAATACTTACTGATTCAACTTTATTCTTAAGCCAAGGGTCAACTTCTAGCAAAGTATCTTTTAGAGAAGAATCTAAACTAGTGGTCTCTTCAGTCTGTTCTTCTTCCTGTTCTTCAGTCTGTTCTTCAGTCTGTTCTTCTTCAACAACTTCTGAAACACTATTTTCACCAGATTCAGCATCTGCTAATTTTGCTTTTTCTAATTCTTCCTGTTTATTTTTCTCTTCTTCTTCTTTTGCTTTTGCTAATTCTTCTGCAGCACGTTTTAGCTTATCTCTCTTATCTTCTTCATATAGAATATCTTTATTTACTGCATTCTGTTTATAACCTTCCATAAGTTCTTGGAGACCATCATTGATGAATTTTTCATCTTCAATTTTATCAGCAATTGGGTTAAATGGCAACCAATATCCAACTTGTCCAACAAAGACATGGAAAGAACTATCTTTCTTTTGTAATCTTAATGCTTTAGCATCTGCTTCTTCTTTCGAAGAATAAACTCCTCTAACTTTTAAACCTCTAATATTTGTTTTTAAAGTATTTTCTTTTACAAAATCTCTTTCAATGTCATCATGATATTTATATTGAAAATCTAAATAGTGTTCATAAAATTTCTTAAAATCTTTATCTTGTTCTTTGGCAATAGATTGTAAAAACTTGGCTGTTTTAAAAGCTTCTTTATTTTGTATAATATCTTCAGGTTCTACAAATGATAGTAAACAGAAGTTTTGTCCACCAATCGGTTCATCAACTTCAAGGAAATCTGGTTTTTCTTCAGCCATCTTAATATATTTAGTATATATATTAATTTTAAGTCATTTTAAACTTAAATTAAAATAATATATTAATTAAATGTATTTAAATAAAAGTAATGTAATGAAATATCTATTACAATTTATTATTGTTGCTGTTACAGTTCATATATTATCTCCTTGCAAAATTAAGGTTAAAACATCATTATTAGTTGGTTTAATATCTGCTTCTTTATTTGCTATAATAGATACATATTTCCCTATGGTAGTTTATAAAGATAAGTTTGATAATAGCAAAATTACTTTATAATTTTAATATTTATAAAAGTATGGATAGCTATATATTAAGAAAAATAAAAAGTAAGAGAGGTAATAAATATAAATATGAATATTATGATGAAAGGAATAAAAAGATATCTTCTGAAAAAGCAAAAAAATATTTTAAAAATATATATATACCCCCTGCTTATGATAATGTAAAAATAAATAAGAAGAAATCTAATATTTTAGCTATAGGTATAGATAGTAAAGGAAGAAAACAATATACTTATGATAAAAAGTCAACTGAAAAGAATTCAAATAATAAATTTAAAAAATTAGCAAAATTTGGTAAAGATTATAAAAAAATTATAAAGAAAATTGATTTAGATTTTTATACTGGATTAGATAATAAAGATAAACAAATAGCGATAATTCTTAAAATAATAATGGATTGTAATTTTAGAATTGGAAATGATAAATATGTTAAAGATAATAATTCATATGGAGTAAGCACATTAGAAAATCAACATATTAAAGTTAAAAGGGATAAAATAATAATAGATTTTATAGGTAAAAAAGGTGTTAGAAATGAATGTGAAATTAAGAATAAAAAGATAATTAAAACCTTGAAAAAGAAAAAAAAATTAACTAATAAGAAAGAACGTATATTTACTTATAGAAAAGATAACAAATATTACGATATTAAGTCTAAAGATGTTAATAATTACCTAAAAAAATTAGGGAATTATACAACTAAAAATTTTAGAACTTGGGGGGCAAATATTAATTTAATTAATGAATTAATTAAGAAAAATAATAATAAAAAACATTTACAAATATCCATAGATGAAGTTGCAAAAAAATTGCATCATACATCGGCAATATGTAAAAAAAATTATTTAGATTCTAAATTAATTAAATTTTATGAGGATGATCCTGAAAAATTTATTAAATATTTTAAAAATAGTGATATAGTTAATTTATATACGAAGTTTTTAGAAAATAATTATTAATATAATTTATACTTATATTTACCTGATTCAAGTTTAACACGTTCGCCCATGATATCGCCTGGGATATTATTATCAATAATAGAATAAATCTTTTGTGGATTTTTTCCTTCAATTACATAATATTTTATATTTTTGTGTTTAATCTTTTTATAAACAGGCTCATCATCTGAATCTTCATTTGATGATTCTTCCTTAACCTCTGGTTCTTCCTTAACCTCTGGTTCTTCCTTAACCTCTGGTTCTTCCTTAACCTCTGGTTTTGGTGACTCTGGGATAATCTCACCATATAGAGAAGCTACAGCTAATTCATCCGCAAATCTATTACCAATTGTATCTTCATCACCTCCATCTGTATGAGCTTTAACATGTTTGATATCTACATTATTGTATTTTTGAAATAGTCCATATGCCTCCTTTATTAATTCAATATTAGGAATTACTCCTTTCTTCTTTTTCCAATTATCCTTATTATATTTTTCACCTGTATATGTACACCAACCAATTGATATTTCTGAATCAGTTAATATTGTTAATTTATCACCCTTTTCAATTTCTTCTTTACAAATATTAAATACTTCTATAATTGCAGATATTTCTGCTATATTATTAGTCTGTTTACCAGTAATACGTCTAGATACATTTCTTTTATCATTATTGCCAAAATATACACCTATACCTGCTTTAGCATTTTTTTTCCCATTATTTTCACATGCACCATCTGTATAAACCTTAATACATGGTTCTACTTTAACCTCTGGTTCTACTTTAACCTCTGGTTCTACTTTAACCTCTGGTTCTACTTTAACCTCTGGTTCATTTATAATTAAATCTATATTATTTTTTATTTTACCTTTATCTTTCGGCTTGTTTTCATATTTCTTAATTTTTCGTTCGAGTTGTTCAATATATTGATCTTTCTTTTCAATTTCATTTGCTTGACTAACTACAATTGAAACTTTGTCATTACAAATTTTTTCTTCTTCTTGAGCAATTTTTTCATCTTGCCATTTATTAATCATGCATTCATATTCATAACATTTTTTATTAAGACCACTTATAATCTTTTCTTTATCTTTCAGTTCTTCTAATTGTAATTTATTTTGCATATTTAGTTCATCAACTAATTCTTTGCCTTTATTTGTAGTATCTTTGTTAGCATCAATTGCTTCACTATACGAGTGTACCAATTCATCAACTAATTTAATTAATTCATATCGTGCTTCAGCTACAATCATAGTAATATATCTCTTTTATTAATTATTTTTTATATATATTTTCAAATTAAAAATAAAATATAATTTATATTATGGATAATAAAAGTAAATGTTCTCCAATTAAAGGGAATAATTCCAATACTTGTATAGATGAAGATATAATTAAAGATATTGCAATTATATTTAATAAAAAATTGAATGGAGATATAGATATAACTAAGTCACCTAAATCTATGCACAAAGATATACTAAAGATATTAAAAGAAAATAATAAAAATAGTAATGAAACAGTTTTACTAAGTATGAATACTATTATTGAGGAGCTACCTAAGGAAAAATTAGAAAGATTTACAAAAAGTTTTAAACCTAAGATGCCAAAATCATGGAAAAATAATAAAAATGAATGGTTAAGCAATATTGATATTGAAAAAGTATTAAAACAATACTCAGAAGCTTATCCAGAATTCCACCTTCATGGACCAACTGCTATAGATTTTAAACTAAAGGAAGGAAATATATGTAAGGTTGATGAATTATGTAAGTTTAATTTAAAGACTCATTTAAATAATAAAGAAACAAAATTAGGATTTGTATTTAATACAGATCCACACAATGAATCAGGTGAACATTGGATAAGTTTATATGTGGATTGTAAGGGCATAAACTTAGATGTTCCAACTATATATTTTTTTGATTCAACTGGAGATCCTCCACCAAAAGAAGTTGAAGAATTAATAAATATTATTATAGAACAGGGGAAAAAAGAAAATATAAATTTTACATATTTATGTAATGATATACAACATCAAACTGGTAATACAGAATGTGGTATATATACAATTCATTTTATAATATATATGGTTGAAGAGAAAGATTTTTATGATTATATTAAAAAGAAAAAATCAGATGAATATATTGAAAAATTTAGAAATATATTTTTTATAGAATAATAGTATATGGAACAAAATTTAAGATCTTTTTTAGCAACACAACAAACATGTCAACCATGCCCTTCTTGCGATCCAGAATCACCATTATTATCAAGACAATTTGGGAATATGTTTGATGATTTAGGTTTAACTAGAAATAATATGGTTGAAGAACTACAGCCCGAACCATATAATCCTTCTGCACAGGGGACTATGCCTTATACATCTAAAAAATCAAATAATTTAAATACAAGACAAGTTTCAATTTCTCAGGTTCTTGAATATGAAAGTATTATAAATAATAAAATTAGAGAATTAACCATGAATAATTTAAATTTCAACCCAAATACTAAGTTTTTACCAGGGCATTATACGAATTTTGTATCCTAATTAATCTAAAATAAAAATATAATATAATATATATAATAAAATGAAAGGAGGAGCTTGGGGTGAAGATATTCTTAAATATTCGACGATGGTATTTGCATTCTTATTTGGTATTGGTGTAGCTATATTAGGTATATGGACTATATTTAATATATTCAGAGCTGGCTGGGGTGCTGCTGGTCCAGATTCGTGGGGTGTCTTAATGGGCAATAAAAATAATTCCAATGACCGTAAACGCCGTGGTAATAGAAATGGCAATGGCAATAGCAATGGCAATGGCAATGGCAATGGCAATGGCAATGGCAATGCCAATGGTAATGCTCCAGTTCCAGCACCAAATGATCCAAATGCTATTTTTGAACCGTTTGGGGTCGACTCTCCCAAACGTGCAACATTCATGGATCCGCGGCATACGTTGCGGACCCCGTGGCTCTGAGATGGTAGCGGCCACGATTGACAGGATTCGCATAGTCGTTGCGGCCACGGAGCGATCTGCGCCCAAAAAAATACCCGTTTTTATAACTAGCGCGTTATACATAAAAATATTTAATATTATTTTTAATATGAGTTCTTTATATGATAAATTTCATAGTGATAATAACATAAATCATTTATATCAATTATTAGATGATTTAATTAAGAAGAATACAGGTACAAATATAATAAATAACATGGATTATTTTAATTATTTTAACAATAAATTAAGGGAAATATTTATACAGACTAGATCAACTGATTTACCAACTATAAACAAAGAAGTTTTAAAATCTGTATTAGGTCATTTTTTAAAAGATATAAAACAAAAAAATGAAAATATTAGTCATTCAAAGATAAATTTTACAAAATTTAAAGAACAAACAAAAAAAATAACAAGTGAAAATAATTCAATTATGAAAACACAAGTCAAAGAAACACCCATTAGAGAAACACCCATTAGAGAAACACCCATTAGAGAAACACCAATTAATAATAATGAAGAATTATCATTTGAAGATCTACTTTCTAAAAAAGAAAAGAAAAAACCTGATGCAGTAAAAACAGATAATAAATCAAATGATAATGAAAAAGAACATATTATGAGTATATATAATAATTTTGTTCAATCTAGAGAAATAATACCCGATGATAGTAAAACCAATGATATCAAAGTAAAAACTACTCCAGAAGTCATAGAAACACCTATTAATCAACCAAAAACACCCATTAATCAACCAGAAACACCTATTAATACTATAAATGATTTTAAGGACATATTAGATAATAAACCAAAAGAAACAAATATATCAATGAGTTTTAAAGACATACATAGTAATAATTTTAAAGAAAATATTATAGTATCATCATTTTATAGAACAAATAAAGAAGATTCTAATTTATATAATTTTAAAGTATCTAATGTAAAGCAAATTCATAAATTTGTTAGATGTATACTACCTATTGAAAATACATTACATTTTACAATACCTATTCTTAAATTGAGTATACCTGAATTAGAATTAGATATACACATGTACTGTATAAAAACGTATGATTTTAATAACTATAAATATGCAGTATATGAACCAGAAGAAAATGATATTAATAATGTTAAGACAAATAGTGGTGAATTATCCATAAATATAACAAGTATATATGGAAATATTAATTATATGTCTGATATAATTAAGGGCAAAATAGAAAATAATGAAGATGGTAAATATGTTAAAATTAAAAATATATCAAAAATAAAAGAAAATGATATTATCAAAGTTAATGACAAATATATAAATGTTACAAGTAATCAAGTTACTATAAATGAGGATGATATAATAATTGGAAATCTAAATGATATAAGTGAAGAAGATGTATATATAATAAATATGAATTTACAGAGTGTGTTGATATTTAATTAGAATCTTCATTATCCAAGACATATAAGTTTTTATTAACTATAAATATTGGATCGAGATTTATATCACTAAATTCAAGTTCTTCTGATATAGAATATGGAAATATTTTTAAAATTCTATTAGTTTCACTCTCAATTGGCATATAAAAGAAGTCTTCTGTAATATTATATTTAACCTTATAACCAATAAGGTTACTTTCTTTTAATAACTTAGATAATGGTGGAAATGGTATATCAGTTTCATCAACTCTTAAACTATCTCTAATATTATCTAATATAATATGGTCGATTGTATATAATTCTTGAAATACAGATAATTTAGTTCCCATTTTTTTATCTAACTCATGTCCATCTAACATAAATTTTTGATATATACCTAACTCTATATCAAATATACCTATAAGTTTACCATTTTCCTTAATATATCTGATATCTTTATTATTTTCCTTTTCATTTTTATTTAATTTGGTATATAAAAAGACTTGTTTATCTTCTTGTAGTGCAGAAACAACAAATATATCAGGTGGTAAATATACATTTATTTTAGATTCAAGTTGTTTAATATCAATTTCATTTAATCTCTCACTAGATACACCTGGAAAATATGCTGTTTCATCTTGAAGTAATTCATCAAACTCTAAACAATTCTTATTGATACTAATATCATCTCGTGTATTTTGAATACAATCTACAGATGCTTCTTTAATTAAATCAGTTACTTCTTGAGATATAACATATTTCTTTTCCATTATATTAAATAAATTTTGATCTAGTGTATTTTGAAGTGATTCTGTTTTAATTTTAACTAAATTATTTAACAAATCATAAGTAGTCTTGTATTCAGTTGTTAATAATTCTTTTAATTCTTTATCATTGCTATGTTCTATTTCCGGGATATCCCATATATCTGAATCTTTCAAACCTTTGTAAATATCTATTAATGATTCACCTTCAGGGAAAGCACTTAAGTATAAATATTCTTCAACAGTTCTATCTTTTGGATCTAGTGTATCATGAGATTCTAATCTAATAGCCCTACCAAATACTTGATCAATTCTAACATAATTCCAGTATGGTTCTAAGATATGAACTTGCCTTACACATGTTAATGAAATACCTTCAGCACCAGCACCAGATATAATCATTACTTGAATATATTCACCAAATTTATTCTCAATATCATTAAAAGCTACTTTATTTAATCTTCTTTCATCTTGACTTTCAGAACCTGTAATAAAAGTATATCTTAATTTTTTAGATTTGTCGGTATCATTTGGGTCATATTTAGTATATCCATTGGATTGTAAGATTAATTCAAATACTTCTGAACCAGCATCACCTCTAAATTCACTATAAAATAGTGCTTTGCCTACAGATTTACCATCATCTACATATTTAAATAAATTTTCTAATAATCTATTAAATTTAGGCGAATATTTCTTAAGGTTTGTTTTTTGAATTGATAAACCATCGTCTTCAGCTAATGAAGAATATTCTTTTTCTTTTTCTTCTAAGAACTTAGTTTTATCTTTATCTTTTTTAAGTAATCTAAATTTATCATTATCATATACCATATTACATGCTTGTCTTGTTCTAATGTGATAATCAAATGTATCGCTAGAATACATCTTACTGCGATTCATCTTTATAGTTCTTTCCTTTTCAGTTAGCCATGCAGCTTCATATTTATCAAATTGCCTTTGACTCATAGGGCATAATTCAACTTGAATTTTCTTAGAAATTTTAAAATCAGAATAATTAACACCTTGATATACAATATTCTTAGGATTAATAACCTCAGGCATACTTACAATAGAAGATCTATCAATTGGGTAATATGAAACTAAGCCCATTATCATCCTTTTTAATAAACTTTTCTTTTCAGTCGGTATAGTATTGGCATCATCGAAAAAATAATTCATAAATTCATTATTATTTGTTAAATCAGTATTAACATTGTCATTATTTATTGTAAATAATTCTCTATGAACACAGAAATCTGTTTTACCCTTATCATCAAATTGTATTTTTTTTGAACCAGATGAATCATAGCCTCCCTTTATTATATTTATTATATCCTCTTCTGGTAAACTTTTAAATGTTTCTTGAGATGGTATTATTTTATCAGGTTTAAATAACTTATGTAATCCATCATATACAATATTTATAAATTCCTTAAAATCATAATCATTATATTTAACTGTATAAACCACTTTACTATCTTTATCCATAACAGATTCAAATCTAGTTGTATTTTTCATAATTGATACACATAGTCTCCCCTGTTTATTTGTAACGTTAATTTGATATATTGGTGAGGTCTTATTATAAAATATTTCTTTTAATTTATTATATACTTCTACATTATTATCATTTACATTTATTATAAAATTATAAGTTTTAGTTATTCCTTTAATCATATTAAATAATACAGCAACCTCACTTGGTTTATTTATAATAGGTGTTCCTGATAAACATATTAATTTAATATTTCTTGCATTAATAATCCAATTATAAAATATCCTTGAAGGTCCACTATTATTTACAATTTCTCTTATAAAATTATGTACTTCATCTATAATTATAACTTCATCATTAAAAGGTGAATTAATGTAATATTTTTCTTTATTAATTTTTAGTTTTTCTTCTAGTTTTTTAACAATTTGTTGATTATTTGTTTTATAATCAATATCACCTTCAAAATCATATACTATATCATCATCATCTCCATCCATAAATTCTTTAATTCCTGTATCTTTTACTTTTGGAAATGGATTATAATGTATAAAATTATATTTTACTTTAATTAGTTCTGTATTTTGGAGATCGATATATTTTAATTCAGTCTCAGTTAATACCTGGACTTTTGTTTCAGTTTTAACATTTTTCTTTATTAAAAAACCATCTACATTTTTTATATTTTCAATTTCTTCATCTTCTCCTGCAATATCCCAAAACCCTTTTTCATATTCTTTAACTTTATTATGGACTTTGTTAATAATATCAGTAGTGACTTTATATTTATTATATAGTAACTTCCTTAATTTTGGTTGAGATATTATATCATCAAATGGTATAAATTTCCAATTATTACTATTTTTTCTAAAAAGGTCTTCACCCCATACCTTAACTTCTTTAATAAATTCTGTTTCTAGAGAAGCAGGTAATAAAGTTGTTATATCCATATTATTTGATAATCCTTCAGCTGTAGATATAGCAGTTGCTGTTTTACCAGTTCCAAGACCATGATAAACAAGTAATCCTCTATATGGAGATTTAAAACTTAGATATTCTTTTACAAAATTTTGATATATTTTTAATTTATTACTTTTAGTTTCTTGAATAATATTATTATAAAAATCTTCATTTAACCATTTAATAAATGCTTTTCTTTGAATTGATACATATTTTTTATCATAACTACCAATATTATCTTTGTTAAATTCTTCACTTAATATTTCTTCCTCATCTTCATCAACCTCTTCCTCTTCTTCCTCTATATCAATATTTTTAGGTAATAGGGTAATTTTAGCCTTATCTCTATTTTTATATATTTTATTTAATTCTTTAATATCTTCACTATTAACTAATACAAAATCTTTATTAATATCAGGGTTAACTTCAATTTTTTTTAATTTTGCAATATCTACATTTTCTATATTACTATCAAAAAATATATGGATTATATTAGATAATCTTTGATTTAATTTTATTTCTTTACTACCCATTTATTATAATATATTAATATTTAAAAAATCGTAACTAATCTTAATTTAAAACACCATATTTACATAATGCATTTTTAGAAGCATCTTGTTCTGATTTTTTCTTAGTTTCTCCAAAACCTTCACTAATAATCTCTTCTCCCTTAAATACTAAACACTTAAATGATGTATTAGTAATTATTTCTTCTACTTTATATTTTGGGTATTCTTTAAAATTATTTTGAAAATACCTTTGCAATTGATCTTTATAATTTGTATTATTTACAATAATATTTTGAAAATCTATATATTTTTCATATATAGTTATTAAAAATATTTTAACTAGATTAATATCATTTGTATCTAGGAATAAAGCACCTATAAAAGCTTCAAATGAATCTTCTAGAATATTCTTATTATTTCTACCCGAATGATTATCATCTATATGACTAGATATAATCAAATGTCTATTAAAATCTAATTTATCTGCCAAATAAGCTAATGTTTCTCCATTAACTAATCTATTTTTCATTCTTGTTAAAAAGCCTTCATCTTGACCATATATTAAAGTATATCTCTTATATATATAATCTGATACAATATATCCTAATATAGAATCTCCCAAAAATTCCATAGTTTCATATGATTCTTTTTGTAGTTCTAAATAATTATTTGTATTTTCATATTCTTCATAATCTTTCATATGACAATATGATTTATGGATAAATGCTTTTTGATATAAATTTATATCTTTTATAGTAAAATCGTTAATATTAAGTCTATTCATAATATTAATGACATGTTCATTTGTAATTAAAGAATTATTTTTATTATAAGGATTACTCTTAAACTTAGTTTTAATCATAATTGTATATATATATATAATATTATATTTATGTTTAAATAATTTTATTTATTCAAAGTTTGAATCAGAAGCACAAGAGTTAACAACATCTAATGGTCTTCTTAAAAGGTCTGGTCCAATAGATGTGTTCATCCATGGGCTTACAGATACTTGAGGATTCGGTGGTTCAGATCTTAACTGTCTGTTAGCGTTTCTTAAACTTTGACCAACAGTATTTACACCAACGTGATAGCCCGAAGATAAGAAGTTAATTCCTTTAAGGATGCCTTCACCAATTGGATAATTTTGGTTGAATTCGCTAATTTGTGCAGATTCATCGTTAGGTAGTAAATCAGCAGCAGTTAATGAATTTTGGGGATAGCATGTACTTGGCGTTCTATTTAATTGAACAGGTAAATTCATTTCATTATTACCTAATCCCTCCGATGATCTAACTTCATTATTAGCATTAGCATTAGCATTAGCATTAGCATTATGAACAGCCGCAGGGCCATTATTCTCTAATTCTGAATTATCATTTGTATCAAAATAATCGTATCCACTTGAAAATACGTTTTGCCATAACCAAATAGCAATAATAACAAATATACCAGCTAATATAATCTGATCGCAATCTACTTTCATTATATTATATATTATATAAAAAAAATAAAATTAATTATTTATTTCACGTCTAATTCGTCAATATCTCCTCTTAATAATTTTAATTGTTTTTCTAATTCTTCCATTTTTTGTATTTTTAATTCTTTCTCTTTTTGTAACTTATCTTTCTCTTCTGCAATCTTTAAAAATACTTCTTCATCGAAAATATCTTCGTCTGAATCATTTATTTCATTATTATTATCTTCAATTAAACAAACATCGCTTACTAAATATTTATTTACTCTGGGTATAAATGCTTTTAATTGCGATATGTATATATCGCAAATATATTGTTGTTTCATGAATTTAATACCTCTTATATGTAATATTAATATTGAATCTGTTTCAGGAGGAATGTTATCTACATTAATAAATTCTTTTGATTGATTATATATTTTTGATACTATCTTATTTTGAATTGTTGGTAACTTGAACCTTATTGATGGAGAGTTATTTTTAGCGATTGGTTTAGCTGTTCTTTTATACATATCATCTATAATATCTAAAGGTATTTCTTTATTAAACCATTCTTTTCCATTGTTGTATGTTTCTTTTATTAATTTATCATCTAACTTAATAAAAAAATCATAAAAATCTAAATTATTATTCTCTATTTGAAATAATAATGAAGGATCCTTAGATAAATTCTGTGTATCTGATAACATTTTTACTTTACTTGTTTGTATAAATAATGGTTTATTATCATATGATATATTGCTATAATATATATTTTTCTGTTTTTCTGGTTTTGTAAATTTAATTTTATCGCTAGATAAGTCTATTTTATCATAATTAAAAACGCTTGTCATTTATTAAATATATATATAATATTCATATTTTCATAAACGCGTTTAAAGGTTGATATGTGCCACACTTAGTATTATTTAATAATAAATAACCATCTAAACATCCAATATTAAATTCTTCTTTATAAGTTAAACAATTCAAAAATATATTAACTAAAAATCCTAGTAAAAAGTAAAATAAGAATTTTGTATATTTCATTTATAATTATATAGATATTATTAATATACATATATATTTTTTGCTTTCCATTTACATATAAATTTATCATTATATTTCCATATCTTATCTATATAGATATCACATTTCATATTACTAAATTTTTGAATGTTTTGAATAGTTATTGGAAAATTATCATTATATATATCTACTGTATACTTATTATATACAAATGGTAATTTAACTATTAATGTTGGATCATATTTACCGTTCTTATCATATTGTATTTGTGAACTATATAAATCACTATTTTCTTCTGTTAATCCTATATAATTCATATTACTAAATTCAATATTTTTAATAAATTCAAAAAAACTATTCATATTTTCATCTTCTTTATAATTCGTAAATTGTAAATTCATCAAATTTGTCTTACAATTAAATCCAAAAGGGCAAAACATCTTTGGTGTAGTAATATATAATGTGGGATTCTTATAATACATTAATTGTATATATGCTATTTTTTCATTATCTACAACATTTACATTAGACTTATCAATTTCATATTCTTTCTTTTTTACATTAGGGTTTTTGCATACATGATTTATGTAATTGATTTTATCAATTACATATGTTCCGTGGTCAATATGTTTAAGATTGTTCATAACTATATTAATTTAAAAAAATATCTTTAATATTTATCGAGGATAACTATACTTAACATTTACAATAGTTTTTCTTTTTGTGCTATTATTCCAAATATTATTACAAGGTTCTCCACTCATCTGTAATTTAGTTGGTAAACATTTTTGTGCTATTGGTTTATTTGAACCCCATACAACATTTGCATTTTTACATTCTTCTTTATACTTAAATAATATACCCTTGTTTGGAGTATTTCTAGCATAATTAATATCATTTTTTATTTTTCCATAATTAGGATTAATACTCATATATTATAATTTATATTTTAATTATATATAGAATTACCCGGTTCCAACCAATTTTTGGGGCAAGGAGCACTTGAATTTATATATTTATTTAAAATAGGATCTCCAATACCATATGTATTACAAGATGCAGGTGTATCATCTTTATCTTTACACATATAAATACGATTATCAATAGTAACTTCTTCACTTGGTAATCCTTGTTTTTCTAAATAAAATTGTTCTTTTATATGATTTTTATATAAATAACTAATTACTACAATTATTAGTAATATAAATAGACCCCAATATAAATCTAATCTTACTAATTTTTTATATGTATCTAATCCAATATATCTTCTCTTTAGTTTACAATATACAAAAGATGTTATAGTTATAATGATAATTAAAAGTAACAAACTAATATCCATTTATATATATAATAACTTATAAAATAAATTATTGTAATATTGTAGTTGATGCCATTGTTCTATTTAAAAACATATCACCTTCTCTACATTTTTGAGCACATTCTCTATATTCTTCTTCCCTTAAACCAGTACATTGATTTAAACATATATTTGAATCTAAATTCCTACCACCCCATAATATAAAATTCTCTTTAAACATATATTTTATTAAACAACATACAATAACTATCACTAATAAGGCAATCACAATATCTTTTAGACATTCAACTAATTCTTTATTCATATAATATATATTATATAAATATATAAAACTATATTAAAAAATAAATACATATAAATTATAGGCCAATAATAATATCTTACAACTAGAAGAAAGTCCTACCCTTAAACCATTACATTGATTTAAAATTCTTTAACCCAATATATCTTGGAATTCGCGATGGGTTGTAATAAATCACCTAATAATATATTTCCTTTACTGTACCAGTCATTATGATAGACATGTTTATTATCAGGTGTATTAATCAAGATATATCCATAAGGAACTTTATAATGAATGTAATATAACCTTTTACCAACAATTCTACCTAATAAAACTTTCACAGTAGCGTTCTTATAAATATTACCCCATAGATGAACTCCATTATGTTTTTCAAAAAAAACCCCTAATTGTTTATTCATTTCATCAATATTACCTATCCAATTCTTCTGTGCTATTGAATTCCCGTTACCTTTCCACAGAAAAGGTTGATCCCATTTCACTAATCGAATATTAAAAAAATCTTGTGTTTCAACATCAATATTACCTGTAAATGTTCTCAAATCTAATTTATCTTTTGTAAGAAGTTTATTACTATCAACTGTCTGAATTCGATCGTGTTCTATATTTTCCAACCATTTTTCAGTTTTATCAATAGTAATATACTTCATAACAGATGTTATATTACCATCGCCCCCTCTGTGTAGTTTATATGAAAGAGGTTCTTTAGTTTCAACTAATACATAGTCATTACCTTTTTTAATAAACTTATACTTCTTCTCACTTTTTAACCAACCATAAAACTTTTTGATTAACCAGTCTCGTCCATCTTTAAAGATAGTCTCTTTAATTGCTTTCTTGTTCTTTTCATTAATCTGATCTTTAGGCATTTCCACAAAGTACCCTTTTTTTATCTCTACTTTCATTGAGTCTAAATTTCTACCACCCCATAATATAAACATATATTTTATTAAACAATATACAATAACTATCACTAATAAGGCAATCACAATATCTTTTAGACATTCAAATAATTCTTTATCCATATAATATATATATTATATAAATATATAAAACTACATTAAAAAATAAATACATATAAATTATAGGCCAATAATAATATCTTACAACTAGAAGAAAGTCCTTTAAAGTTTACACTGCAATTCTTTTCGTATATCATCACATAATTTATTATTATCATGTTATAATTTATTTATCAGATAACAATTCTAATAACCACTATTAAAGGTTGTGGATCACCTACTTAAAAGTATTATTATTTTTAATTTTTATTAACGCATTATATTTTTAAAAAAACGGTTAATATCCTTTGTAAAATTGCTATTTTTTCTTTTTTTTCCAGCTACTTGACTTACTTCAGGGGTTTCTGAAGAACCAGACCTACTTATTAAAAATATAGAAAGTATCATTAATAAAAATCCAACAGCAACCATAATTCCACTATAAGTCAAACTCCAACTTCCAGCTGAAATAAATCCAATTATATTTTTATCTGATTTACTTGGATCATTAATAGGGTCAGATCCATTAGCACAAGTCCAATTATTTTTATTGGAAGATATAGATGCTAAATCACTATTAATTTTATCAACATCTTCATTTTCTTCATCTAATTTATCCAGTAATAAATCATATTCAGTTTGCTTAGCATTTAATAGATAAGCTGTTTCAGGGTCACCATTACCTTCTGGGAATGGAACACATTCATCTGGTCCTAAATCACCACAAGTTTTTTCAGGAATATTTAAAAAATCTGGATTTATATATACATCCCCTTCACCATCTTCATCTAATTCTGTATTAATATAATTATCAGATTCTGGATCATTTATACATACATAATATATAGCATTATTATATTGTAGTATACTTTGAATACCGATTACTACTAAAGTAATTGATATTATTAATAGTAAAATATATGGTAATAAGGAAACAGCATTTTGGGCTGATTTCATAACCATATATCCACCACCTAGGAAAGGTAACATAGCAACTAACATTATTAAAGCTGCTTCCCAACCTGAAATCCCCTCTTGGGTTTGAGTAGATGACATAGTTAGTGATGATTCTGCTGTAGAAATTATACTACTATCTAAAATACTACGAACCATTGAATCGGCTACATTATTACTAATAGCTTCAATTATACTAGATTGATCAATAATTAATTCACCATCATCTAATATAGTAAAATTATCTCCAATTTTGACATATATTACATTTTCCGTTGAAGCCTCTTGATCTACAACAGATGCTATTGCATTTTCAACATTTTGTTGAATAGTATCATTAAATGATTGTTTAATTAAACTAGCTTGCATACTCATCTGACTTTGCCCAAGTATTATTCCAGATTGTGCTTGTTGAGATTCCATCATATTTTCTACACCTAAAGATGATTCTATTTCAGAACTTACTTCAGCTACTAATGAAGAAGTTGTATCTATTATAGCACTCATCTGTACATTTGCTGCTTGACTTATATGAAATTTCCCTCCAATTGTAGCATTATCACCTATATCTACCTCAATTGTTTGTTTTGATTGTGTTTTACTTGATATTTCATTATTTACACTATTCATAATATTATTAACAGTTTCACTTATTTGTTCTTGAACATTCTCGGATGCTTGTACAGATATTTGACTTCCCATAATATACTATTAATTATATAAAAAATAATTATATTATAAATTATTTATGTTTCATTCTTTTTAATCTTTTTTCATATACTGGAAACATATCTTTTTTAACTACAAGTAATAGTGTATAATTTAATTTATTATATTTTTGAATGAATGTTTCTTTATCTTCATCATTATTATAAGTATCATTTGCTATTTTTTGGAGGAGCTCTTTATTTTGATTAAGGATAACATTTGATATGATATCTTCCATAAATAATTCTATATATTTTTAGAATATATTTCAAATTTATTGTTGTGCACACTGAATATTATCATATTCTTCTTCCTTAATATCATTAACTTCTTTATAATATTCAATATTAACTAATTCATCTACTTCATAATTGTGGTCTTTTACATCGAATATTTCTTTAATTTTATCTTTTATATCTAGAGATAATTTATCAGGAAATTTAATATTAAATTGTATTAATAAATCACCATATATTAAATGTTTATCATGTAATATCGGCATACCATAACTTTTAATTTTCATTATATAATTTGGATTCAATATTTTATCTATATTTATAAATAAATCTTTATTATTAAGATATCTTAATTTATATATAGTTCCACATAAAGCTTCTTCTAATGGTATATCTACTTTTACATACAAATTATTATTTTCTCTTTTATATACAGGATGTTCTATCTCACTTAATCTAATACATATATCACCTCTATTATCTAATACAGGGTTATAATCCCCCTTACCCTTTAATATTATATCTTTTCCATCTATATTTCCTTTATTAATATTTAAATTATATTTCTTTTTTTCAATTTTAATACCTTGTGTATCACATTCTTTACATTCATGTCCACTTTTAATTAAAAATCCTTTACTTTTACAAGGACCACAAGGGACTTGTATGTTCTTAAATACACCCGGACTTACACACACTCTTTGATATACACTTCTTTTACCCTTACAAAACTCACATAATTTTCTTCCATTTGATAAATAGCCTCTACCATTACAAGTATTACATTTACAATTAGTATTAATATGTATTATTTTTTTTACACCATCCCGTAATTCATCTAAAGATACATTTACTTCATGTATTTTTATATTAGTTTTACTTGTATGAGTATTTATATTATTGAAAAAATTTCCCATATCTCCCATCATATTATTAAATCCAAATCCACTATTAAACATATTAAACATTTCTTGTGGGTTCATACCACCGTGTCCACCACCTTGACCACCTTCTTCAAAAGCACGCCAACCAAATTGATCATATCTAGCCTTTTTACCTTTATCATTTAATATTTCATATGCTTTATTAATATCATTAAATTTAGTTTTTGCCTCTTTTGATTTATTTTTATCTGGATGATATTTAAAAGCTGTTTTTTTATATGCCTTTTGTATTTCTTTATCAGAGGCATTTTTATCAATGCCTAATATTCCATAACAATCAACCATAATTTATTATTATTAATATTTCTTTAATATAATATAAACCAGTATAATAATGATGAAATTATAAGAATAAATATATAATTACTATCTAATATTTGTATATTCCATAAGAAATTATTATATAGTGGATGTATCATAAAATTTAAGAGACTGTTAAAATTAATAGATATCTTACCAGAACTATCTGGTCTAAATAATATACCACCAATTGAATATTCTACCCATACTGAAAATATTATTGTAATAAATAATATATAAAAAAAATAATTCATTTATAATTAAAGATATATTAAAAATTTATATTGATTACCTTATTAATTTCTATACTCATTATAAATTGATGTAAAATAAGTATCGCTATCTGCATGTAATAATTTACAATCTTCTTTAGTTTCCATTTTATAATACCATTCACAAGGTATATATAATATCATTCCTTCTTTTAATATAATATCAATTTGCCATTTTTCTAAGTTTTCTTTATTATAATCAATTAGATTTTTATGTTTGGGGTTTAATATATTAATATTACATTCTCCATTTATACAATATATTAACATTATATCATGTTTATTTTTTTGTAAATTTATTTTATTATTACCTTGGAATATTGATATATAATATTTTTCATTACTAGATAAATATAATTTAAATATATTATGTATTTCTTCAATTTTATGATTGAGTTTTAAATCCTCTAATAATTCTGAATTTTTATAAATATATACATCTTTATTTAAATAAAAATCTAATAATCTAATTATTGTATCATATTGTTTATAGTGTGAGTACATATTTTTTTTAACAAATTTTGGAAAATCAATATCTTCTATATTACCATAATCTAATAATAATGGATCTAATATTTTTTTATTTTTTGTTATTTTTTCTATATCATTTATTTCTATTAAATTTGCATTCTCATTAAATTTATGAACATAAATAATACTTTTAATAAATATAATAATTAAAAATATTATAGATAACTTAATTAGTATATCTATCATAAAATATATATAAAGATAAATTAATTAAAATGAATAAAATGACCGAAGAAACCATGGGATTAGAAAAAATGAATTTAAACAACGCAAGCAATACTAACACATATGGAAAATATATGGGGTTTGTAAAATGGTTTAATAAAAAGAAGGGATATGGATTTATTACTTGCATTAATGATGGAGAAGACCGGGATGTTTTCTTTCATTATAGTTCAATTATATCTACAAATTTTAAGATATTATATCCAGGTGAATTTGTATCATTTGATACAAGTGTAAAAGAAGATAATAAAGTAACTAGTGATAATATTACTGGTATTATGGGAAGACCTATTCTCGCCGACAATGAAGATAATCATTATAAAGTTATGCCTAAAAGGAAATTTAATTCAGTTGGACAAAATTAAATAAGACATTCATCTAAATTTAGACTTTGTGTCTTCTTATTTTTACCTTTATTCCTAGTTTTTTTTATATATTTATGTTTGGAACCATCTTCTTCATAATATGTTATATCATAATTATTCTTACTATAAAATGCAAGTCTTTTTTTAGATTGATTTATAAATATAGAGAAATTATCATTAATATCTATAATTAATGGATGAAATTTCCTTTTTTCTTTCTTTTGGCGCAATATTCTACCAACTGATTGCACTACATCTGATTTTGGAGAACCTAAAATAATTGTATTTAATTTAGGTATATCCATTCCTTCTGAAGCCATTGAAAATGTTCCAAGTATAATATTCTTTTCTTGCGAATCCCTTAATTCTTGAGGTTTCATACTACCTACATAAAAACCACTATCAATATCTTCTAATTTAAGTAATTCATAAATAGTTTTTAAATGATTGCGTCTATCACTTAGTAATAAGATACACCTCCCTTCATTATATAATATCTTTAATTTATCTAAAATTAATTTAGTCCTAGGATCAAAGTCACATATATTATTAATCATCTTAGGAAAACATGGTTTTTTTTGATAAGTTAATTCTTCTCCAGAATATTTCTTGTCATCATTATTATAATTTATTATCTGAACTTCAACATAGTCTTCATTTACATCTTTTGATATATAAGATATATCACCTATATATGCTTCAAAAACCCACCTTAATCCATCTTTTCTATTTGGAGTTGCACTTAATCCTAACATATAATTACAAGCTACTTTTGTCATACATCTACTAAATACTTCAGCACCAAGATGATGACATTCATCAAAAATAGCTGTTCCAAATTGTTCGAATACATCTTCAGAATATTCTTTCATTGATATACTCTGGACCATTGCCAATACAATATCTTTTCCCTCTGTATCTATAGTATTTTGTTGAATTTTACCTATTTTAGCTTCTGGAATAAATTCTTGTATTCTATCATACCATTGTGTCATTAAGAAATCTTTATGAAGTAACACAATTACTTTATATCCTAATTTCATGGCTATATATAAAGATAATACTGTTTTACCTCCACCACATTTTAAAGATACAATCCCACCACCTTTTTCTTGAAGTTGCTTCATAGTAATATCATATATGGGTTTTTGTTCTTCTCTTAAATCTCCTTTAAATTTAACACTTATCTTTTCACCATCTATTAATTTATCTACGGTAGGATGTCCAAATTTTTTTAATCCATAAAATCTAGGTAAATATAATTTTTTAGGAGATTCTAAATATAAATTAAACTTTTTTTCATTTCCATTACCAAAATCATTAACTGTAAATGGCTTTGCTGTTAATTCATCTTTAATTTCTTTAATTATTTTTGTACTAAATTCTTTTTTTATAATTGTATAACCATTCCTAGATAATTTAGTATTCATAAATATATATATATATTAACTGTATTACTTAAATATATTCAAATTAATAATCATCATAATTATTTAATTTTGGTTTTTTATTTTTTTTTGAAGTCTTTACCATTGCCTTTACTTTAGGCATTTCTGTGGGTATTTCTTGTATTAGAATCATATTATTAATAATTTCTTTTTTATCAGTATCTAAATTATGATATCTTTTTAACATTGTTATTAAAAAATGAAAATAATTATCATTATTGGGCATTTGTTTTAAAATATTTTCAGCTTTCCCAATATAATAACTATTTTCTTTATCTTCTTCAATTATATCATCATAAGTAACATCAAACATATCTGTTATTAAATCCATATCATTTCCGATTATATTAGCCATATTCTATATTATATTCGTAATTTATTTTTATATATAACTATATTATATAAATAATGAAATTATATGTTATTATTGCATTAGGAATTATCCTCTACCTATTAATGTATCAAACAGAAGGTTTTGCCCTTCCACCATCATTTGATCCACAAATAATTAACTCCCCTAATATGGGTGTTAGAGATTTATATACTAATTTATGTCCAAGAGGATATAATTTAAAACAAGTAAAATTAGGCAATACAGTCAAAAAGGTAAATCAGCTACCTGGTTATACTAATAATGAATTTATTGATTTAACTAGAAAATTTCCATATCCAGAAGTCCCTTTTCCATCTACTGCGGATATTTTCACACCATTAAATTATTAAAATATATAAGTATAATATAATGATAAGTATAAATTATGAATTATTATTTATAACAATATTATTGGGAATTATGTTAAAATATTTTACTTCGAAAGAAAGAAAAATCATATTACATGAAAAAAAATATAACTAATAATATAAATGAATAAATATATTAATAATATATTATCTATTTTACTAGGTTTATTGATTGTACAAATATTATGGGATTCTTTTAATAATGATCATATAATATTATCACGTTAAAATTATAGAAATAATGTATATAGATTAAATAAATGAGCTTAGAAACTGAACTTAAAAACTTGAATTCTGAATTAAGTAAGGAAGAAGAAGATATAGTTGATTCAATTATTAGTGAATTAAATGATGGAAATCAACCTTCACCTGAAAAGAGTGCTCCGCCTCCTCTTCCGCAACAGCAGCAACAGCAACAGCAACAGCAACCGCCACAGCAACAGCAGCAACAGCAACAACCACAACAGATGCTGCCTCAACAAAATATACCTGAAGAAATATTAAGGCAAATTCCACCAGAAGCTCCTCCCCATATTCAACAACAGATGATCGCGCATTTAATGAATGGTGGTAGTATTCCAAGAAAAGATATTGAACCAGAAGACATGTTGGAAAAAATAAAAAAAGATATTAAATCACCGATAATTGTATCACTATTATATTTAGTATTATCTTCATCCCAAGTTAATGAATTAATCAAATCTTTAAATATAGGATTTATACTAGAAGAATCAGGTGAATTAAATTATTATGCACTAATTATTAAAGCGCTCATTGTTGGTATTTTATACTATTTATTAAATAAATATGTCAATGTCTAAGTAATATTACTTTCTTCTAACCTTTTACAACATTTATTAATAGTTACTTCAGATATTTTACATACTTCAGAAATATTTTTTTTATTAATAGGTAAATTTTTTTGTTTACAGTATAATAGAATTGAACCTGCAGCAATTGAATCAGGACGCACTTCTGATATGAGGTTTATTTTTTTAACATTATTTGCTATTTTCTTTATATTTTCCATATCTTCTTCTTCTAATTTTAATTTATTACAAAATCTATTTATAAAATCATCTGCTTTAATACTTTCAGCATCAACTACTCTTCTTTTATAATTTCTAGTTTTTTGTAATATTTCTTGAAATGTTTTACAACCTTTAGTCATAACTGGTGTAGAAATATTAAACATAACTGATATTTCTTTAGAACTCCTAGAAACATTACATGTTTTACAAGAGAAGTATACACAAGCTGCTATAATACCTTTTCTATTATTACCTCTAGATATTTGAGTATCAGATATTATTTTATATAATGATTTAGCTTCTTGTGCAATTATTTGTGATAAGTTATTTTTTCTAGCAATTTCTTGTATTTCTGTAAAAACTTTATATGTACTTCTTTCTTTATATGTCATGCTGGCCCACATCGTATACTTTTTTACTTGAATCATACTTTTATCCTTAGAATATTGATTTGATATAATAGTACCTACAGATGATTTTGGCAATAAAATATTAACAGGCATACCACATCTAGTAGGGTCACTAGACTTAGTATCATTTGAACCATAATATCTCCATTCTGGATTTTCTGTAATATTTGAAATTAATTTATTACATTTATTACAACTTGTTATACCTTCAGAACATATATAGTTATTAATATCCAAACAACATTTATCTTCGTCTTTATCTAAAGAAGTATCTGTTATTTTATCAAGTTCATTAAAACAATCATCAAATTCATCCATTTTATGTGTTTAAATATATAAGAATAAATAATTCAAATTTTATAATATGATAATAGAATATATTCAAGGGATTTATTGTTGCGATGTTAAAACTTCTTATGATAAAGCTATATATCAAAAATATAGTATAGACTTAATCATTCATTGTACTAAAGATTACCAATTTATAGATATTAAAGATATAAAAAAATTAAGAATACCTATAAGCGAAGAATTAAATTACCATACAGATATACCTTTATTAAAATTAAATTTAGATAAAATATTAAGCTATATTCATAATAATTTTATAGACTATAACATATTACTTGTATGTTATGATGGTAATAAAATATCACCATTAATTGTTGGATTATTTATAAATAAATATGGTAACATACATATTAATTTAATTAAAGATATCATTAAATCAAAAAATAAAAATTTTATGATAGATTTTAACTTAAATATATTCAATCAATAATATTCCATTTTAAGTTATTACCATTTATAAGATCATTTCTTGGTATCGGATCACTTATCAGTCCAAAACGTAAAACCTTATATTTTTCTAACATCTGATTGTGTTTTTTACACATATTATCTTGTACAATAGTATTTGAACATTGTCCTCCACAACTATTATTCCATAATCTAGCATGACACTTATTTTGTTTATCTTTAAACATATTGCGATTTATATACTTATTATTCACTTTTGTAAATTCTATTTTATCCATGTATAAATCAGTATACTTATTTATAAGTTCTTCATATTTTTCAATATCCATATTTAGGTCTAAACTATCATACATATTTAATAATTCTGTAATTATATTATCTTTCAAGGATTGTTGAATTAATTTCTTCAATAATTCCTTCATTAATTATATCTTGTATAATATTATCTAATATGTATTTAATAATTAGATAATCTATATCGATTGTGTCAATATAATTATTGACACTTTTTTTAATATCTTCTACAATTATTTTATCTATATAATCAAATTTTTTTTGTAAATATAAAGTCAAATAATCTATTTTTATAACTTTAGGGTTTTCTTTCTTTTTTAATTTATCAGGATTAGCTAATAATCTCATATATATATCTTCTCCATTCTTCATACTATATTTATGATAGGTATATAACAATCAGTATAGTCTATATATTTTATTTTATATATTATTATATTTAATTCTTTATTATTTAATAGTTTATCTGTATACTTCTTACATATTATATATTTTTCACCTCTATTTTCTCTTATTAAAATAAACTTGGGAATTTGTTGTTTAATATACTCTTCTAAATCTTGTAATATATTTAATAAATTTGTATCTTTTATATATATATAATATTTATTATTATGTATTGTAATTTTGTCATATATTATTTTTAATGAAATACCAACTGTTTTTATATATTCAGTGCTATACAAAATTTTATAAAAATTATAGTTTTTATTATAGGATAATGATATATTATTATTATTATTACTTTTACTAACTAGAAACATTAGTATTTCAGTTATAAAAATATTTTCTTTTAAACATAATATTTAAACATAATGATATATGATAAAATATGTATAATAAGATAATATCTAATTTAATAAGATTATTTAATAATAAGAATCACCCCAATATAATATTATATGGTCATCCAAATATAGATAAATTTAATATTTTATTAGAAGTATTAAATAATGTTTATAAAATGCATGATGAAATTAATATAAATGAGGGTTTAATAGATTATTCTAAAAATAATATTTATTATAAATTTGATTGTAATTATATTAAATATAAAAATAAGCAACTATGGTTAGATTTTTTAAAAAGTATAATTAATACAGATAATCATTATACAAAAAATAAAAAAATAATTATTTTCTATAATTTTCATAATTTTTCAAAAAGTATACAGAATATTTTAAAAGTATTAATAGAAAAAAATTACCATATTAAATTTATTATTATTTCAGATACTATAACAGATATCATTGAACCAATTATAAGTAGATTTTTATGTATTCGCATCCCATTAATTGATGCATATATGAAATGGAAATTAGTTAAGACTGAAAATATTACAATTAATGATTTTTTAAAACATAAACATAATAATATTGATTTTATAAAATCATTAATAGATATTAATGAAATTAGTAATCATTCTATTATAGATAATATTATATATTATATAATTAAAATAATCGATAATTATAAAAATAAAGACACATTGTTAAAGATAAAGGAAATTATATATATTATTATAACTACAGGTATACCTCATAAAATATTTATGCAATCATTTTTAATTAAATTATTGGAAGATCATAAAATTATAGGAAAGAAAAAGTGTCTTTTGATAAAACTTTTCTGTGAAGTAGATATATTATATATAAATTCTTATTATAAAGTTATACATTATGAATATCTAATTATGAATATAATTAATATAATTAAAATAAGATAACTATTATATATGTACAAATTAACAGATGAATGTATAAAAAAAGTTAATAGATTTTTAGGAGATTATAATATTAAAGACACAAAATATCTAAAATATATATATAATCATCTTAATACTAAATATATACAAAATGAAGAGGATATAGATTATATAGAAGTTAATAAGAAAGATGATACAAATATACAAAATCCATATATATCAAAGAATATATTAAATCATATTAATAACTTAAAAAATAGAAGACAAGTTGAATTTAATATAAAAAAAGCAGTTATATCATTGGATATATATCATAATGAAGAGAATTTAGATGAATTTTTAACAGTAATTACTAAATATATAAAATTTATGTATGACTTAACAAATTATAATAAAAATATTAAATTTATATATTATTTAACTAATTGTAAAAAAACAGTTAAGAAACAGAAGAATCATATATTTACAGTTGATGAAATTAATTCAGGTTCTTCTTCAACTAATGGCATAATAACAATATGGAGAAAAGAAGAAGTATTAAAAACTACATTACACGAACTAATACATCAAATGGAATTGGATTATAGAGTAGATAATAGTAATATAATAAATTATTACAAAACTAATTATAAATGTTCATCTGATAATATAAATACTTATGAAGGTTATACAGATTTTTGGGCTATTATAATTAATATATTCTTATGTAGTAAATTATTAAATAATCCTTACGATTTCTTTAAAGAAATGTTAAATATAGAAATAGCATATACAATATATCAATGTCAGAAAATTTTATATTTATGTCAAAAAAATCCCGGATGGACTGATTATAATAAATATACAAATATAATAGCATACTATTTTATTAAATGTAGTTTATTTTTATCATTGAATAAGTCTTTAAAATTTGTTATAGATAATAATCATGATATATTTAAGATTAAAGATACTGAAAAATATTTTAAATACTTGCAAAAATTGCCTTTAATAAAACCAAATAACCGTAGATTTAATAAAAGCTTTATTAATAGTATGAGAATGTCAGTTTGTGATATTATATTTTAATTATTTACTTAAAAATATAACATTATTATTTAATATGAAATCATATAAATTAAATAATACTGATTTAGATTTAGTATTGACTAATAAAAAAGCATGTATTAAAAATAATGATATAAATGATAAATTAATAAAAACAAAAAAGAAAATAGATGAATTCCCTGAACAATGGGAAAAATACAAAAAGCATTATAATAAATATGAGTATATATATATAAGTAATAATTCAAAAAAAAATATATGTAAGATTAACCCAATAAGTAGATCTTTTTTTAAATTGCATGAAATTATAAAAGATTATGATTTATTGTATAATAAAAATAAAAATAAAAATACAATAACTTGTATAGCAGAGGGTCCTGGAGGTTTTATACAATCTTTATTATATAATACTGAACAAAAAAACATAGAAATAGAAAATATATATGGTATTACATTATTATCAAAAAATAAAAAGGTTCCATCATGGAATAATATGATTATTAATAATAAAGATATAAATATATTAGATGGTGTAAAAAAGAATGGAGATATTTGTGATATAGATAATATTAAAAGTTTTATTAAAACTATAGGGGAAAATAGTTGTGATATAGTTACTGGTGATGGAGGTATTGATTTTTCAGTAGATTATAATAAACAAGAAGAATTGTCTTATAATTTTATATTTTATGAAATACTTATAACATTACATATTCAAAAAAATGGTGGTTCTTGTGTTATTAAGATGTTTGATTTAATACATATAAATACTTTGCAGTTATTATATATACTTAGATTATGTTATAATGAAGTATATATTAATAAACCTGTAACAAGTAGATCTACAAATTCGGAAAAATATATAATTTGTAAAGGTTATAAAAGAAATAATAATATATTATTACTATTACGGAAATATTGTTATCTTATCAATGATTTTTGTATAGATATCCCAGATAGTTTTATTAAAGAAATAAATGATTATAATAATATATTTATAAATATGCAAATAAATAATATAGAAAATATAATTAGTTTAATAAATGAAAAGAAAGAGTTAGAAACATCATATGAAACTCAAACTACCTTAGCAAAAGAATGGTGTAAAACATATGATTTGCCTATAAACATTTAATAATATTATCGTAAACATACTCTTTGGGTTCATCATTAAATCCATTCGATGCAGTAACATTATTGTAGAATTTTCCACCATTCATGGGTCTATCATTATTGTAGTGAAATGTCTTATATTGTTTATTGTCTGTGACTTCTATATCACTTGAAACTACTTCTTCGATACTTGTTTGTCCATATAACTCAACATTTGATAATGTTTTAGGAATTCTTTGTAATTTAGAATTAAAATTACATACATTTGTTCCATTAACATCAATATAACATGAAGGACAAGGTAATCTTTTAGAATTATAAAATTGAGTATTTCTTGGTGTTTCTCTATATATATTTTCACTATCAAAAAAATTCATTAATTGAAAATTTTCATCTTTAGCTTCACTTGTGTAATATCCAGGAAATTGTGAAATATTATAATCTACCCAAGCCTTTGAAGGTTTATTTTCAGGAAACTGTGCAAATCTATATTCAGTTGTACCAATGTCATTTTCTCCCATAGTATCTTTTCTAATATATTCTGGTTCATAATATATTGTATTTTCACCGGTTACATATCCATTATCTCTAATAATATTAACTATTGGTTCATCATTAATAGTTTCATAATTAATGCTAGATATTTGTGTATCATTAATATCATTATTTTCAATATCATCATCATTACTAAATATAAATCTTAATGAAAATTCAGAAATATCATTTTCATTACTATATAATTTCCATAAAATAAATGAAATTATAACTACACCTAATCCACATAATATTATATTCCATGTAATATCCATTATATTATATATAATATATTAATTAATAATGTATGTATTTTCTTTATCTACTTCATAAAATGAAAAAGGTGAAATAAGGGTAAAGTTTTCTTTAGTTTTCTTAAAAAAATAGAATTCTTTATTAATTGAATAAATATATACATTCTGAATAATATATTCTTTAATTTTTGTATTTTTTTCAAAATTTTTATTTTTCAAATAATCTATATTTTTAATAATATCCATGCTATATTATATTACTCCTGTAATATTTAAATAAAAATCATGTTATAGATCCTAATAATCCACCTTTATATTTTGGATACATCCATTCTTCTATTGGTTGAGGATCAAAAATTTTTTTTAGTATATAATAAATATTATATTTATGATTAGTTATGATATTAAACAAAACGTATAATATAAAAATTAAAAATAGTAACTTTAAAATATTCATATATTATTATTAATATATTTAATTAGGTGGTAAACTTAGAACATCAATTTTTCTAATGTGTTCAGGGATAATTGGATTATTTGCATCAAAATAATTACATGTTACTTGATTTCTGCAAGGCCAAGAACCTGTAGCAGGACCCTGTGGCATTAAACCAACAACTGGGTATCTTTCTGGAATATTATTCTTGAAAATGTGGTTGTAATTAAAAAGATTTTGAGTAATTTCAACTTTATCTGTGATTTTACATCCACCTTCGATAGTTCCATTTAAATACTTAACTTGATTCGGGGTTAACATACATAATTTGCTCATATTATATAATATACTTAGATATTATTTATTTTATAAAATTACTTTAAAATGACTTTTTACCAAATTTATACATATAGTCTATAATATAAAGCATAAATATACCTGTAAATATATATAACAATAATTCATTAAATTGATCATTATCAAAAGTAATTGATTTACTATTAAAACCTTCAATAATTGATTTCCTTTCATCTTTAAATGAAGAATTGCCTGAGTTTTTAATATTATTAAGTTCATTTGTTAAAACTAGAATCTGTTCTTGCATAGTTTTAAATAATTGAATAGCATCATTATTTAAAGAATTTTGTAAATTATTAGGTGGCATATCTCTTGGAACAGGTTGTACAGGGAGCGGTTCTTCTCTCCTTTGAACTTGGGTTACAGTTGCATATTCGGGGGTTGGTGGATTTGGCATCATATCAATTGATGGTTTTTCTACGATACTATTAGATAATTTATTATTATTTACAAATGTTTTTGATAATGGATTTAAATTATCACTTTTAGATTTCTTTTTCTTTTTTTCTTTTTTTTCGGATGAAGAATCATTGAATGCTTGATCTAGACTACAGAAGCTCAAAGAAGACATATATATATATTAGTATTAATATATTAAATAAAAAAAAAATGTAATTAAATATATATATGGTAAAAGATATTTCAATACTTACAGATTTATCTAATAATAAATATTTTTTTGGTGTTATTATGATAATTGTTAATATAGGAGCAAGATTTATTATCGAAGAACTTTCTCCAAAACAAAAGGAATACATAAATACTAAATTTTTCAGAAGAATTATAATATTCTCAGCATTTTTTGTTGCAACAAGAGATATATTAGTATCAATTACACTATCTATTATATTTATATTATTTATTAGTGAATTATTTAATGATGATGATAAAGAAAATAAATTAAAGATCTAATGTTATTCCACCATCATTTAGACTATCGCCACTTACAATTGATATAGAATCTAAATCTATATTTTCGGGATCAATATTCATATTATTTATAATATTATCTATATTTTCAGCACCATCCATCTGAGGTCTGGGTGGTTCTGTTTTATGAGGTTGTGTCGCCATACCACCCATCATATTACCCATCATATTACCCATCATATTACCCATCATATCTCCCATAGGGTTTTGTGGTTGTGGTTGTGGTTGTGGTTGTGGTTGTGGTTGTGGATCTGATTTCTTACTATTAACAGCAGCACTAGCAAATTGTTGCATTAGTTCTGGATTTTGTTTCATTATATCATCCATTCCTGGTAAAGAGCTCTTAAACATTGTATTTGTTAGATGGAACATAAAAGCACTTCCACCAACCATAAACATTAATCTTAATTCTGGAGCCATTTCTGTACCACCTCCATATTTCTCATGTAATTCTTCAAAAACTTCATCATAATCATTTATATTTTCATTCATACTCTCTGACCAACCATCTAATTTTATTGAAAAAGGGTCAAATTTACCATTTAAAAATTCTACTCCAGTAATACATGCCATTAACATTTTTCTTTGAAATTTAATAGCATTTTCACTTTCTCTTTGTTTTTTTAACTTAATATATTCATTTCTCATATCATCTAATTGAGAATTCATATTATAGTTCATTGTTGTCCTAATACCCTGATTTTCTAATTTCTTAAATTTATATATTAAATCGATTTTTTCATTTTTAATATCTTGAGCACTCATCATATGAATAGGTCTATATTCGTTATTAGTTGAATCTTGTTGACTATTTTCACTTTGTAATATTGGATCATTTGAAATACCTATAGACTTTGTTGAATTGGAATTTGTTGAATTGTCATTAGATAAATTATCCACAATATTAAACTTTTCTGGGACATCATCATCGTTAAAAAAATTAATATCTTCTTTTGGTGTTTTATTTTCTTCTTTATTTGTATCAACTTTATTTGTATCAACTTTATTTGTATCAACTAATAGTTCTATACCAAGTGGTGTAGAATCTTGTGTATCTAAATTTAAATCAATGGTTTGCAATGAATTATCTTGTAGTATATTAATATCATCCATATATTCTAGAGTAGAAAGTTTTGATATTAATATAACGTATAACTTTAAATAAGATGATCTCCTAAATTTTGAGGCATAACTTCTATATTTGTATTATAGTATGATTCTAGTTCTTTCAATTTTCCTATATCTTCATCTGTTACAAAGTTAATAGCAACTCCCTTTCTACCATACCTCCCACTTCTTCCAATTCTATGGATATATGTTTCTTTTTCTCTAGGTAAATCAAAATTAATAACTAATGATAATTGCTGAATATCAATACCTCTAGCTAATAAATCAGTTGATAATAATATTCGCGTTTTCCCATTTTTAAAATCTAATAAATTTTTTTCTCTAGTAGTTTGATCCATATCTCCATGAATATATGAAATTGGATAATTTTCATTTAATAACCTTTCATTTAGAATATTTAACATGTTTTTTGAATTAACATATATAATACTTTGCGTGATATTTATAGTTTCATAAATATCTAATAATATATCATATTTCCACTTATATTGTTTTAAATCCACATAAAATTGTCTAATACCTTCAAGAGTTAATTCTTCTTTATTTATTAAAAGTTTTTCAGGATCTTTCATAAAATTAGTTGTAAGATCTAGTATTTCTTTTGGCATTGTTGCACTAAATAAACATATTTGCGAATGTTGTGGAATAGTTCTAATAATATTATGTATATTTTCCATAAATCCATATGATAACATTTCATCTGCTTCATCTAATACTAATGCTTTAATGCTATCTGTAAATACATGTTTCTTCTGAATCATATCCAATAATCTCCCTGGTGTTGCAACAATAATTTGCGGGTCTTTACTTAATTCATGTATTGATTCTCTAATATTTGTTTTACCAATAACTTTTACAATTGTAATATCCATATATTCTGATAAATTTATAATAACATCATATATCTGTTTTGCTAGCTCATGTGTTGGTGTTATAATAATATATTGTGTCTTTTTTACACTTTTTTCAATATTATTTAATATACCAATACTAAAAGCACCTGTTTTTCCTGTCCCGGATTGAGATTGTGCTATAATATCAGTGCCTTTATTAATAATAGGAATACTTAAATGTTGTATCCTAGAAGGTTTCTCAAACCCATAAGCATATATACCTCTAAGTAAATTATCATTTATATTTAATGCATCGAATGTAAGTTCATGTATATTTTTATCTTCTGCCATATTAATATTTATTATTGAATACTCTTTATATTAATTTTCTTTATTATTATATTTCTTAACTTTATCAACTATTAAATTACCAATTGTTTCTATATCAGTTCCACTGCATTCACCCAATTTAACTAGTCCATTCATTATAAAAAATGTAGGGACTGCTTTAATTTCACATTTTTCTGTAAATTCTTCATGGACATTAATATCTATCTTATAAAATTTAATATTATTATTTTCCACTTGTTCAGATACCTTATTAGATAAATCAACAAGTGAAGGGTAAACACGTTTACAAGGTCCACACCAGGAAGCTGTAAAATATAAAAAGGATAAAACCTTTTCTTTTTCATTTTTTAATAATTCATCCTTAATTATATCATCTTCTTTAAATTCATACATTTTATGATTTAAAATATAAAATAATTTTATATTAAACTATTTTTTATAAATATAATTTAATAATCGTCCTCATCAATACTATCATCCGAAGAAAATGATGTAGATTTTGTTAGAGTATTTACATAATCATCATCTTTTATCATATTCTCTTCAATTTCTGCTTTTAAAGGATTAAATGTATAATATTCTTCTCTAGATTCCATATATAATTCATATTCTTCATTACTCATAGCATCTAGAATATCTCTTGATAAGAATACAAACTCTTCCTTTTTTTGATGATGAACATGTTTATATGGATAGATTTGATCAAAGTCTTCTTTATTTACTAAATCTACCCACATGTTTTTATATTGTGGGCGATATGCTTTATAACATAAATATGAACATATATTTGTTTTTTTCCCACTGCTTTCACAAAGGTGTTTAGACCATGGATTTCCTTCTTTTACTTTTAAACAATTATTACATTTATATTTTAAACTATTATCAATTACTTCATCCTTTTTTGATAAAATATTCTTATAATCCATTATTAACCTTAATCACACTATTTTTATATTATTATAATTTGAAAATAATTTTCAAATTTATAATATAAGGTTAAAGTATATAATATATATATACGATGGAAGAATTATCAAAAACATCAGAGACTATGACACATATTGATTTTATAAAACAATACATAGATGATAATGATTATTATAATAACCATATAGTTGAAAATTTAGATAATGAAGATATCTTAAACGAAATTAAACAAGATATCATTACAAATATATTAACTATTAATAATACAGATGATACTAATAAAGAGTATATGCTAAAATCTATTATAAATTTTCAATTTAATAATTTTATATCTTTAAAAAAAAGAGTAATGAATTTAAAAAAAATTGTATCTGATTTACAAAAATTAGAATTACCAGAACAGAGATCTAAAGAATGGTTTGATTTAAGAAAAAATGTTCTTACAGCCAGTTCTCTAGGAAGTGCTTTAGGTGAATGTCATTTCACAACTAGAGATGAATTAATTTGTGATAAATCTTCAGAAGTAGAGAAACCTTATACATCAAATCCTACTACTGAATGGGGTGTAAAATATGAAGAAATTGCTACTAAATTTTATGAACTTATTAATAATGTTAAAATATTAGAATTTGGATTAATACCACATCCTGATTTTAAAATATTTGGTGCTTCACCAGATGGTATCTGTTCTAATGACAGTCCTGATGAATTTATTGGGAGAATGTTAGAAATTAAGGTTCCACCAAAAAGAAAATTTACTAAAACAGTTCCACCACATTATGGATATCAAATGCAAGGACAGATGGAATGTTGCAATCTAGAAGAATGTGATTTCTTACAAGTAAAAATAGAAGAATATGAAAATGAAAATGAATATGTTGAAGATAAATATATTTATAATGGAGTTATGAAAGATGGATATAATTGTGAAAATTTACCAAAAGGATGTACTTTAACGTATCAAAAGAGTAATTCACTTACTTACAGCTATTTATATCCTGAATTATGTTTAACTTATGAAGATTATGTTAATTGGATTAGCACAACAAAAGAACAAATTACAAAAGATGGTCATACATTTATTGAAGCAAAATGGTGGAAAATAACTAGGTATGAATGTACTCTTGTTAAAAGAGATCGTGTTTGGTGGGCTAATTCAATGGAAAAGATATATGATTTTTGGGAAGAAGTTAAATATTATAGAAATAATGATAGAACTGAACTAATTGAAAGAGTAGCTAGTAAAACAAAGAATAATAAAAGAAAGGTAAGTGAAAGTAATGTATATGAAATAGAAGAATGTTTAATTTTCACATAATATATTTCTACTTAGATCATCTGCTATATTATTACCTACATGATGATCATCTGTTAATTTAGTATGACTTCATATAAAAAACGATTCTTTATTATATCATTATCTGTCTTATTTTTTAATTCTAAACTATCTATAATATCATTTACTCTTTCATAATATCCTAAATCTTTAAAGTTATTCATTATTATATAATATTATATTAAATTTTAATATTATACTAAATCTAAATCACTAACATGATTGAAACGATCATTTGTTAATTTTAATGGCGTCCATTTATCAAAATCCTTATTATATTCACATTCCATTGTAATATCTTTATCTTCTTCACAATCAAACAAATCGTGTAGATATTTACTACATTTAATATTTGGAATATAAGCATAATCTATTTTCACAATTGTATCTTTGCCATTTAAATATAATTCATATACCTCTGGTTTCATTGTTTTAATTACCTTAAAATTTAATATATTCTTATTATTTTTCTTTACTTTAAAATTATATTTAAGTTCTTCATCACTAAACATATAGAGGACATTTGAATAATTAATATTCATCGGAATAAAATATAGACCTCTAGTTTTATAATTTAAACTTGGAATAAATTCTTCAATTACTTTATTTTTGTTACAAATATCAAAATATTTTTTAATTATAATTGGACAAATATTACAGTATTCATCGTCATTATATTCATTTTTCATCATATCATGTAACATAGATACACGATCTGTAATACACGTGTTTTTCATTACCTTACCCTTATAATAATACATATCTGCAATTAATAAACACCAATTATTACTATTATCTCTAACTAATTCTGTTTCAAATAAAGAACCATTATATAAATCTTCATCAAACCTATATTGTATAATAAACATCTTCGGGTAATCATGTCCCGATTTAACTTTTTTATCAATTAGAAGTGTGTAATTAACATTATTTATTTTTGTAAAATATAATAGATATGGTGCTCCATAACTCTTAAGACAAAATATATGTGGATTTTTAAAATTTTTCATGTAATCAACATTAAAAATCTTTGCATAACGAGAAGATGGGGTTAAAGAAGTTCTTAATTTCATATCATCAATAATATATTTCTTCAAATCATTGGAAATTATATTATCAACTGATTTATTGCAAAAACTAGTCTTATTAATTTCTTTAGGATCCATTTTATATATATTTATAATATAATATTTAAATATTATTCAAATTAATTATATATATATATATATATTATAATGTCTAAAAATAATGATGATGAAGCAATTCTTGACCATCAAGATTGGAAACCTATTATAATGAATGCTGGTAAAAGGGAAAATAAAAATGTATCAAAAGTAACTGTTAATAAAATAGACCCTAATTCTGCAAAACTGAAAAGTATTGAAAAAAAAGCTGATAATGATGAATTAAAACATAAAAAAATTGATAATGAATTAAGAATGAAGATAATTCAGGGTAGAAATGCTAAAAATTTTACACAAAAACAACTAGCAAACAGTATTAATTTACCTTTACAAGTTGTTTCAGAAATAGAATCTGGAAAAGCGATATATAACCATCAACATATTAATAAAATTAAAAGATATCTTAAAATTTGATAATATTAAAATACTTATTTAACATACCTTTTATAAATGGATATTTATAAAAAACAATTATCTTCTAATGAACTCATATTATTATATTTAAAAGAAATGACAAATCATAATGTTGATATATGTAAACATATCTTAAAAATAAAAAAAGAAATTGAAAATAAAGAAACGATGGAATTTTATATTGAAAAAAGTAAACCAAGCAGACCATTTAGGTTTGTTAAATTAAAGATGTGGCCAATCAAGCACGATATAAAACATATAGGTTCTAAAAACTTTATACAAGATACTAGGAATAATAATATTAATAAGAATCCAAAATTAAAAGATAAAACAAAATTTATAAATAATTGTATTATTGAAAAATATCAAAGAACCAGACTTTTTGATATGTATTTAAATGGTTATGAAACTCATCTAAATATAATATAATAATATGTGTGTAATAATTTATAATTTTTTTTTTATTTATTAGTTTATAATAAATGGATAAGAAGAAAGAAGAAAAAAAAAACCCTGTTAGTCAAGTTTGGACTAAAGAGCAAGAACAACTCTTAGCAGAGTGGTCAGAAAAAGCATCTGGTTATAGATGGCTTCACAGTTGTTGTGAAAAAAACTATAGATGCAGAAATTATACATTCACTATTCCAGTTATTATATTATCTACATTGACAGGGACTGCTAATTTTGCTATGGATTCGTTTGTACCCGAAGAACAAAAACAAATAGCAATGGCATGTGTTGGAGGTGTAAATATTTTTGCTGGTATATTATCTACATTACAAAATTTTCTAAGATATGCTGAATTAATGGAAGGTCATAGATTAGCGTTAGTTTCTTGGTCTAAATTTGGAAGAGATATTGCTGTTGAACTGGCTTTAGAACCAAAAATGAGAAAACCAGCCTTTGACTTTTTAACAGTTTGTAGGGCAGAATTTGATAGATTAATTGAACAATCGCCGTCGATTGATGAAGCAGTAACTAAAAGGTTTAAAAAAGTATTTAAAACTAATATTAAAGAAGGTCTCCGGGTCCCAGAAATATGTAATGGTCTTCACAGAGTTTCTGTCTATGAACCTAGTCAGGAAGAAAGAGTAGCTTCTATTATGGCAAATGTCGCTGAAAAAGTTAAACCTAAACCAAGGTTGTGGGGTGCTGTAAATGTAGAAAAAGTAAATAAAAGCGAAAATAAAAATACTAAGTGGACACCCGATCCTGAAAATAAAAAAGATATTCACGAATTAAAAAATTTAGGCAAAGTATCTATGTTTAAGGATAAAATAAATAGCAATTCAAGTAAAACGGAAGCTGAAAATCCAAATATAGAGTTAAAAGAAATTATTTGTAAAAATGATGAATTACTTAATCCAAATATAGATCAGGAAAAAGAATCTTTAGTAAATAATACTCTAAAACATGATATAGAACAACCTGAAATATTGGAACCTGTAACAGTAGAACTTGACCTTGTATCAGAGCCAGTATCCGTGTCAGTATCAGACATAGTATCAGACATAGTATCAGACATAGTATCAGAGCCAGTTTCCGACATAGTAGAACAAGAAATAGTTGACCTTGAGCCTGATCAAGAAGATTCTAAGCCAGAGCCTGAACCAGAGCCAGAGTCAGAAAATCAAGAGTTAGAAGATAATAATAGTAATGACAAATCAACACAGAATGATGAAGAAAGTTTTTTAAATGGTATTAATTAATGCAATTTAAAGGATATTATATAAATAAGTTTCATCTCATATACCAATGGTAAGATATATAATCAAAATTACTATTTGTTTCTAGTTTATTCGTATTTTTCCAATTTAATTTTCTAATTTGTATTTTATCAGGATTATACTTTAACATATAGTTAAAATAAATTTCATATTCTGAAGCACCAGAACCTTCTTTATCTGTAACTGTTTTTAAAAATATATTGTAAAATAAATCATTATGATTTTTCTCCATTCCAGAAATAAGTTCATCTATGTATTTATTATCAAAAATCATATGATGACAAATACCTGATTTACTTTTATCAATTTTAGTCAAACTTTTATCCAATTTTTCCATATGGTCAAAGTATGGTTTATGGTATTCTGTACCGTAATTATACAAACATTTATTATTTTCTACAAAAGTAGTTGGTTTCAAGAAAAATGTATCACTATCGATTACAAGATATTTATCTAAAATATCTGGAATGATTTTACCAGCATATAATTTCAATAATTGCTGTAAATACCATCCATTTCTCTGTAATTTTCCATGATATTTTTGAACTGTTTCTATATTAAAAGGAAAAATATTTTCATTAATTGTAATACACCCATCAACTGTTATTGATGGATCATAGCAAATCAAATAAATGTTTCTATAACCAATAATATTTTTTTTGGTATATGTTATTTGCTGTTCAATAACTGATTTATCATTTGGTCCAACTGGTATAACTATGTCAAATAAATTTTTTGGAATACCCTTAAATTTCCATAATGCTTGATACTTATGATCAATTTTTTCAGAACCAATTTGTGATAAATAATGATTTACAAGAGATCCTTTACCTGCCATAGCTGAATCAAATTGTTGATTTAACTTATCGTATAAGTGATTTCTTTTTCCACCATCTAGCCATTCTGGAGACACTGGTGTGTCATCGATTAAAATAATACAACCATCGTTCAATAATTCTTTTACGCAATAAAATTCTTTTAGATGATGATCAGCAGAAGGTTTAGGATTCAAAAAATTAGCATCATAAGAATCTAAATATAAAAAATCTATCTTTTCAGTTAAGGTTGGTAGTAATTTGAGAGAATCTGAACAATGTACTGTAGTTTTACTGCTTGTTTTTGCATTTGTATCATCAACCGCTTTTTGGTTTAAATCTACAGATATAACTTTTCCTCCAAATGTATTAACAAATTTATCCCAAAGTAAAGTACTTTTTGTTCCATGGGCAGCACATCCTGTTTCAACTATAGTATATTTCGATTTATTTTGTTTAATCAGATGTGTAAGGGCTTCTTTAATTGTATAATAGCAAATATGTCTGTAAAATGTTTTTGGTTTAGACTCTCCTCCGGAAACCATTGTTCCATCTGGGTAGTATGCTACTGTTTCATTCGATGTATATTTATGACTTATGTGAAAAAATGAGTCAACTAAAGTTTCTACTTTTTGTAATTTATTAAGATTCGCTGATTTATTTAAAGTTAAACCTTTAATTTGTTTAATAATGTAATCCATATCTAAATATTGATGATCAACTTCAGAATAGGATAGCTTGCTAACATCAAGTTCTTGCCAATCGTTTAATAAAATTATAGGAAAATATTGCTTATAATGCTCGGTTATTTTATTTTTCAAACAGATTGGTATTGTATTCATATACAAACATTCCCAAAATCGATGAGTATCAAGTCCATTTCCATCTGGACATATCGCGTATTTATGTCGTTTTAATTCAATTAAATATTCTTTATAGGGCATATTATTATTCCAAGTTATTCCCTTTTTTATAATTTCATGATAACATTTATTGCGTTTTTCTTTATTGGTGTTTTTATTAAAATTAAAATATATTTCTTTGGATTTTTCAATAGGCATATCATAAATTTCTTGGTGTATTTTAGAATTTCCATGAGGCCATTGTGAATTAGCTAAACCAATTGGTAAAGGAATAACTTTTTCATGTTCAACATTTATATTTTGTGTGTATATGTATTGTAATAAAGGTAGCTTTTCGAATAAAATTAAGTCTTTTCTATTAAATGACCCGTCGCTATTGTGTAATACTAATATGAATGGATTTTGTAGCCCTTCTAATGTTCTTACTAATTTGTCAATATTGTCCAATAAATGTGTATAACAAAATATCAATGCTTTGTTATTAATATTTGCATTACTGCCAAGATAAATAAACCTATTTTTATATTGAGCAACATTTGGATTGTATCTAAAATCTTTATCAGTACCAACAAAATGATCACATGAGAATTGTATTTTTTCACCTGTTATGAAATTGATGTGTTTTTGAATCATGTGTTCAAACGGATTTTTCGATTTTATTAATAATTTTATATATTCATTTTCAACAGGATTATCTGTTCTAAAATTTTCCAATTTTTTACTATGTATATGAAGGTTATTAATAGGTATTAACTTATTATTAATTTCAATATAAGGGAAATAATCATTTCTTTTTTCGACCCATTTAAACTTGTATTTATCATACTTGATTTCACAAGTTTCATTTACAAACCCTGTTGTATCACCAGGTATATTTCTTGGATCAACGCCGCCTAAATATTGGCCAATCGCTGCTCCATCAAAAATACTATCAAATTCTTGAAAATTTTCATTATACATACATTTATCTATGGTGTTATCGATAATAGGAAATGTTTTCACAATGTCTTTATTGTTTAAGTAAAAGTCCGATAAATTAATCATATCGTTTTTTGTAAAATCATAATTTTCAATACATTTTGTAAATAAATCATATTTTGGAATATAAATAATTCCTGGAATACATCTATCATTTGAATCCATGGTTATATATATTTTTTCTTCAAAATTGTAGTCCATATTGCTATATAATAAAACATCGTTTTCAATATGAATTACATTTTTTAGTTTTTTTATTTTGATATACTCATATAATAGAAAGAGACGTTTGGATGTATTATTCCAAAAACCATTTCTAAATTTTTTATCTAACTTTGATTTTTTATCAAAGTTTGTTTGTAAAGTGGCTGAGTCAATTAATTCAACATTAGATTTATATTCATCTAATTCTTTTAAAAATGGAAAATCTACAATAACATGAATATCAAATTGAAATTTAAGTAATTGATTTATATTTTCTTTAATGTAATTTTGAAATGAACCAGTTGAAACTAAAACTATTTGATTTTTAATAGACATTTTATATATATATTTTTAAATATATTTTAAATATTAATAAAATTAGATATTATAAAAGATAACTTTTTCGGAGTTTGATAGATATAACCATTGGCAAGATCATGCAGTTCTATCAATTTTATTTTATAAATATCAAGATATATAATGATTTATGTAGATATGTCTCCTCATAATAACTTAATTAATAATTAATAAAAAAAATAGTTATAATATTATATATGCCTTATAAAAAAAATGATAGAAATAAAAATGATGCAATACATCCTAATAATGTAACAGGATATTATTTTGCTGGTACAAGAGATAAAAGATATCCTATTCCAGGAGAAGGTGAAAATAAAATGTATGGTGTTACAGGTTATATAACAAATTGTGGTAGAACAATTGGAAGTGGGAGAGGCGAATGGAATGAATGTATAGATGGATATGATGAAATTACATATATTTATAATAAAGAAGGTGTAATAGATGATACATCACAAGCATTTGGCGATGAAACATATAATACCGAATTATTAGCAAATAGAGGTGAATCTAATTTCATAAGTTATACTGCTCCAGGTGCTACGCAAAATCAAGCTGGTAATATATGTCAACAAGGTACTGTAGACGGATGTAAATGTATAAGTAGACATGATAGAAGAGTATGTAGAAGAAATTTAGAAAAAAAACCATATACAGGAGATCCTAAAAAATGTTGTTTAGAAAGTGATACAGATAAACTAATGGAAATGGATTGTGATCCTAAATATTTTAAAACTAGCGATGGATTAGATGTATCAGTAGCTTGTGATGAATTTATTAATACTATATGCCAAGAACCTCCTGCTTATAGTTCAGATAATTCTGAAGTAGAATTAGATGGAGAGTATCTAAAATTATGTGGATGTAATTATCCAGAAGAATATTATGATTTAATGTCTAAAAGTATAATAGACGATTTTCCAGGTATAACCGAAGGAATGTTAGGGGATAAAGTATGTTGGGCACCAACATGTACTAAAGCAGATATGTCTGTTCAACCAACATTAAAAAATAAATGCCCCGATAATAATTTTATGAGTTGTATAAATAGTATAACAATTAATAATTGTGGAGTATTTAATGGTATTATTGATGCAACCCAGACAAATGAATGTCAACAAGTTATCGAAGATAGTCGAAGGGATATAGAAGGAGGTGGAAATGGTGGAATAATAAACTATAAATATAAATGTGTAAATGATAAATGTGTTAGAGATGAAAATGGAGAATATAGTAATAATTTATGTGATGAAGATTGTGAACCTGCTGATCCAGATGATCCTGATGATCCAAAAGACCCAGAAGATCCAGAAGATCCAGATTATACTTGGTTATGGATTGTAATAGCATTAATTTCTGTATTACTACTTGGTGGAGGAGCCATATTATTTTTTAGTTCAAATGAACCTCCTGTAGAAGTAAATTATATTCAGGAATAATTAAATTTATAATTTGAAAAATATATAAAGTTAAAAACAATAATATAATTTAATCTTATCAATGAATGAATTAGATGTAAATGCTATAATTCATTCATTTTTCCAACAAAAAGATATCCTTATAAGACACCAAATTGAATCTTATAATGATTATATAGATAATATCATTCCAAATATATTAGAACAATTCTTCCCTAAAGAAGGTTTAAATATAGAATGCGATGATCCAAATTATAAAATCAAGAATATAAAACTATTAGTAAACTTGCCAGACGGCAATATATTAAAAGAAGCATATTGTATTGAAAATAATGGTGTTCAAAATATTTTAACACCAAAATTAGCAAGATTAAGAAATTATACTTATTCTGCACCATTATATATTGATATGACAGTTAGTGTTACAATTAACGAAGATGGTAATAATATTATTCTACCCGATAATAAGATTAAAAATGTTCTACTTGGTAAAATTCCAATTATGGTAAATTCAAAATACTGTATGAATAAGAAAAAATTTAGTGATGATTGTAAATATGATCTTGGTGGATATATGATTATTAATGGAAATGAAAAAGTAATTATATCTCAGGAAAGAATAGCTAATAATATTATACAGGTTTTTAAAAACAATAAGAGTAATTCTAAATATATATACTTATCAGAATGTCGTTCATGTTCTGAAAAAATATTTAATATACCAAAATTAACAAGTATTAAGATTACAAATAAACCAGATAAGTTTAATAATGAAATTCTAGTTAACATCCCAAATATTAAACCAGAAATTCCTATCATTATCTTATTCAGATTATTTGGATGTTTAAATGATAAAGAAATCATTTATAATATTATTGATAATTCAGATAAAGATATTGATGACACAATTGTAAAGGTATTATTACCATCATTTAAAGCAACTGAAAATGAAAGGACACAAAATGATGCTTTTAAATATCTATTTAATTATTTGAATAAGAATTATGCAAATATATCAATTGAGAGAAAGATGTTATTTATTAAAAATAATATAATGAAAAACATTATCCCACATATTACTTCGCGAAAAAAGAAATTATTATTCCTTGGACAAATGGTAAACAAATTAATTAAATCTTATCTGGGTATTACTAAAACAGATGATAGGGATAGTTATTATCATAAAAGAGTAGATACACCTGGTGTTCTATTAGGTTCATTAACATACTTATGCCTAAATAAAATCGTAAAAGATATTAAATTATATATAAATAAAGAGATAACATCTGGAATATGTTTAATTAATAAGGATCTAAGTAAAATTATAAATGAAACTAATATTAGTAAAATCATTAAATCTTCTTATATTGAAACAACATTAAAAAGTTCTCTTGCTACAGGAAGTTGGGGGATTAAAACAGGTTCATCTGATAAGGCAGGTGTTTCTCAAGTATTAAATCGATTAACATATTCTTCATGTATTTCCCATCTAAGAAGGGTATCTACAACTGCAGATATTACAGGGAAATTAATTCCTCCTAGAAAATTACATGCTACATCTTGGGGAATAATTTGCCCAACAGAAACACCAGAAGGTCAATCTGTAGGATTAGTTAAAAATATGGCAATATCATGTCATATTACAAATCAAAGTTCTTCTGAACCTGTAAGATATATATTAAAAGGAAAAGTAGAAGATATTGAAGAAATAGATATATATAATTTTAATAAATATAAAGCAGTTTTCATATATATTAATGGAGATATATTTGGTTATACATATAATATTAACGATATTATACAATTCCTTAAAAAATCAAGAGTAGATGGTATTGTTAACACTTATGTATCATTTTATATGGATTATACCAATAATAATTTATATATTTTAAGTGATAGAGGAAGATGTTGTCGTCCATTATTAAAAGTAGAAAATAATAAATTGTTATATAAAAAGAAATTATTTAATAAAATTAAAGAAGGAAAAACTTCATGGAATGATTTAATTATTACACATAAGGTTATAGAATATATTGATATTTCAGAAGTAAATAATACACTAATATGTACATATTCAAAAAATCTAAAAGAGAAAAATTATACACACTGTGAAATATCTCCATCTCTAATCCTGGGGGTAGTAGCAGCAGGCATTCCATTTGCCCACCATAATCAATCCCCTAGAAATACATATCAATCAGCAATGGGTAAACAAGCAATAGGAATTCACTCTACTAAATATAATCAAAGATATGATACATTTTCACATATTCTATTTTATCCACAGAAACCATTAATTACAACTAAATATATGAAGTATTTTAATGCAGATGACCTTCCAAGTGGTATTAATTGTATTGTGGCAATTGCATCATACTCGGGATATAATCAAGAAGATTCTGTTATTTTAAATAAAGGTGCCATTGAACGAGGATTATTCTCCTCAACATTCTATCGATGTTATAGGGAGGAAGAAAAGAAAAATCAATTAACTGGGGACGAAGACATATTTTGTAAACCAGATACAAATAATATATTATTTCCTAAACAAAAGAATTATAATAAATTAGAAAAAGATGGATTTATTAAAAAAGATACCTACGTTGATGATAAAGATATCATTATTGGTAAGATTATGCCAATTAAAAATAATCAATATAAACATAGAGATACAAGTATTGGTGTTAAGAATAATGAAAAGGGTTATATTGATAGTATTTATATAAATACAAATGGAGATGGTTTTAAATTTTGTAAAGTAAAAATTAGAGCTACTAAATATCCAGAAGTAGGTGATAAATTCTCTAGCCGCCATGGACAAAAAGGAACTTGTGGAATTATATATGATGAATGTGATATGCCATTTACAAAAGATGGTATAGTCCCAGATATCATTGTTAACCCACATGCTATTCCAAGTCGAATGACGATTGCACAATTACTTGAATGTATTTTAGGTAAATCTTGTGTTATGGGTGGATATAATGGTGATGCCACTGTATTTGGAAATACAAATGCTCATGATATATCCGATGCATTAAGTTCATTTGGTTATGAAAGAAATGGTAATGAAGTATTATATAGTGGTTTTAATGGAGAACAACTTAAGACCTCTATATTTATTGGACCAACATTTTATCAAAGATTAAAACATATGTCTGGAGATAAAGTCCATTCGAGAGCTTCTGGACCAGTTGTATCTATGACAAGGCAACCAGCAGAAGGGAGATCTTCGCATGGTGGTCTAAGGTTTGGTGAAATGGAAAGAGATTGTATTATTGCCCATGGTGGAACTAATTTCTTGAAAGAAAGGTTAATGGATGTATCTGATAAATTTACCTGCTATATTTGTGATAAGTGTGGTTTAATTGGTATTGCATCACCACATAATAATTTATATAATTGTAAGAATTGTAATAATTTTAATAAGTTTTCTAAAATTAATATACCTTATTCTTGTAAATTACTTATTCAGGAGTTACAAAGTATGTCAGTGAATCCTAGATTTATGATAAAATAAGAAATAAAAACATTTCATATACATTTCATACATATTTTTTGTATGTTTATATTTAAAGTTTATTATATAAATAATAAAATAATGAAGAATGAAGAAGAAATAGACCCAAATAATATTATAGAAATTAAGACAGTTCAATCATCTGCTATAAAAATATTAGTTGAAGCTCTAAAAGAAATATTAACCGATGCAAACATTATATTTGATAAAAATGGTATAAAACTAATTGCTATGGATTCAACACATACTGTATTAATTCATATGAAATTAGAATCTGATAAATTCGAATCATATCATTGTGAAAAAAAAATTACAGCTGGGATCAATATGTTAAATTTATTTAAGTTAATTAAAACTATGAATAATACTGATACTTTATCTATATATATTAATAAAGATGATACTAATAAATTAGGATTGAGAATAAATAATCAAGAAAAGAATACACATACTATATATAAATTAAATTTATTAGATATAGCAGATGAAGAAATCCAAATTCCACCAGCTGAATTTGAAACAGAATTAACTCTACCTTCTTCAGATTTCCAAAAATTAATTAGAGATATGGTTAATATTGGAGAAACAGTAGAAATACAAAGTATTGGGAATTCATTAAAATTAGAATGTAATGGTGATTTTGCAAATCAAATAACAATATTAGGTGAAACACAAAATGGACTTCAATATAAGAGTAATTTAAGTCCAGAATTAACTGTTCAAGGGATATTCTCTCTTAAATATTTAACACTTTTTACTAAATGCACAAATTTATGTAACAATATACAGTTATATATTAAGAATGATTATCCATTAATCATACAATATACAATAGCTTCACTTGGTATTATTAAATTATGTTTAGCCCCTAATACTAACTAATCAGTAATATGTTTTTTCAATCTACAATTCTCTTCACATATATATGGTTCAAATGTATTGATATTTTTAAGTGTTTCTATATTATCCCTGAACCATATCTTGATAATGTTAAATTCTTTTTTAGGAGAAATTGATACCCCATTAATATTATTGTAATTTTTTATATCATTTTCTAAATTTTCTATAATACAATTCTTTATTAAATTATTCCATGTTGTCAATATATCTTTGCTAGCAACTTTAAATGAAGCACAACTTCCCATTCTATTATCTGGATGTTCCCATATAGGGAATATCTCACCCCTCATTAAGAATAACATAGTATTCTGTAAATTATTATTAGTAACAACTTCTTCTAATAATTTATAATCGTATAAATTATTAATTGTATATAATTTTTTATAGCTACTCATGGACCAATTATTATCATTAATTGAATGATTCCATAAAACCCATGTATTTTGTAAGTTAACCATTATATTATTATATTATTTAAATATTTTTAAATACTATTAATGAAAAAATAATATATTATATAATAATATAATGTATTTAGATTTATTTACTGTAGTCATATTTGTTGCTTATGTATACATTTTATTTTGTATGTTACAAAAAGATGACTATACTAATATGGTTATTTTAACCCTAATTGCTCTAATATTATTGTGCTATAGAAGAAAATCTAGAATGGAAGGGTTTTCTCCTGAAAATATGGCCTATGTAAATGGTGGTGTCCAAAGCGAAGACAATATGGAAAGAAATTTTGTAAATGTTGTTAATGAAGTAGTTGAAAGGAATCCTGCTGAAATTGTATCAACAATTAATGTCCCCAATAATGATCCAGGTCTTTTATATAATAATGTTAGCGCTTGGGATGGATTATGTTTACAAACCGGGAATAAAGAATTCTGGAGTCATTCTCCCAATAATGTTCCATTAGTTAATGATGATACTTTATTTACTGTCCAAGGTCACAGTAGCCCATTAAAACCAGTTATATCAGACCCAACTTCATTAACTGGACCACCTGTTGATGGTGTTGATAGTTCTCCAACTAAACTATTTATGCTTTCAAACAATGTATCTTCACCTGACTGCTGTCCATCAACATTCTCTACATCAACGGGATGTGTATGCACAACAGATAATCAAAGAGATTTTGTTGCTGCCAGAGGTGTCCTATAAATTTATCCCAATAATCTTTTATGTATTCTTTCATATTGATCAAAGGAACTTTGATCCCTTTCTTGTAATCTTTTAATTCTGTTTACTTCTTCTTTCTTTTCATTTTCTTGTCTAATTGCTTGATTGCGTAAATCCATATCACTTAGTTTATAACTTATATTACTTCTTTCTCTATTATAATCTTTCATATTTGTATTTCTATTACTAATGTCTACATTATTTGTATTTATTAAAGTTGGTTCTTCAAAGGCTTCCCTTAAATCTCTAAATTGAAGACCATTTGTTTCCCCAGTATAACTTTTAACTTTGCCAGAACCTAAGTTAACCAATGAATCTATATTACTAGAACATACTAACTCTTGTGGTTCAGAATATTTTTGTATTTGACTCCCTTTTTGTTTTTGTTTAAGTTTTTGAAATTCAGAATTAAACTTAACTTTATTATAACCATCCATCTTTACTTGTTCTATATTTTCGTCTTTTTTCATCCAATCACCATATCCTGTATCTATAAAGTCATCTTCTAATTTATTTTCATCATATATTTTATTAAATAATTCTACATTAAAGTCTTTCATATTAATATTTTTTTTTTCACCAGTTGTTTGCTCTTTTATAAATTCCATTGATCCATCTTTAAGATCATTATGTATTTTATCTGTATCTTTTGAATCTATACGTTTTTGTAAGACTTTATATGCTAAAGTAACTAGTTTAAATTGTTTATCTATACCATTATTTTTATCTGGATGTGTTTTTTGAGCTAGTTTTAAGTATGCTTTTTTTAGTTTTTTCGTATCCATTGAATCTTCTTTAGATATACTTAGTATTTTATATGGATCTATCTTGAGTTTATGTTCTTTCTTCTTTCTGTAAGGTTCTTGTGATGCTTTGTTTAAATCTTCTTTTTGTTGAGCTTGTAATAAAGCTTGTATTTGGCTTTGTTGTTTTTGAATTATTCTTTGTTGTTGAATCATATATTGCTTAAAATCTCTATTTCCTTCCATATTATTATTTATTATTTAAATTTTCTTTAATAACCTCATAAAATAGAGCGACCTTTTTCATAATCAATTACTTCTCTATCTTTTTCTACATTTCTTTTAATTGAACTCTCTAATATATATGATTTCATTCCTATATTATTCATATCGCATAAAGTATTTGATATATCTTTTGGAAAACATGTTCCCCCATAACCTTTCATACCATCTGGACCCGGAACACTCGTATGACTCATCCCTATTCTTTCATCAATAGCTGCATTATTAATAACTTGTTCATAATCTATATTTTTATGTTGACAATATTCATATATTTCATTACAAAAGGAAACTTTAACTGATAAAAAATTATTTCTAAATAATTTAACCATTTCTGCTTCCTTATTTTTTATAAAACTATATTTTTTATATTTAATATTACCAGAAGCATGAGATAATTCTAACATTTTTTCTATTTTAACTTTAAAGTCATTATCCTGGTTAGTTCCTTTTAAACCAAAGATCCAATTTTTATTATTTTTAAAATCTTCCATAATATTTTTTTCTGTCAAAAATTCTGGCATAAAATATGTATTAAACATATCTGATGTTCCAGGTGTTACAGTTGACCTTAAAATAATATTTGTATTATTAAAATCACAATGCTTTTTTAAGTTATCTGTTATATCTTTTATTATGCCTAAATAACAAGATCCATCTTTATTCATAGGTGTTGGGACACATATAAATATTAAATCACAATTTGCTATTTCCTCAATTGTAGTATTTAATGGGACACATTTAGATGGATCTATGTCATATACTATTATAGATATTGATTCTGACTTTAATATCTGGGTTGCTTTACCAACAAACCCATTGCCAATTACACCTATTTTCATATTATTTTATTTAATATATATATATATGAGTAAGAGAACGCAAAAAAAAGGAGGAGCAGCCTGTTTGCCATGTATGGCTGCTCTAGGACCACCCGGTATAGCTGTAGGTGCAGTTGGTTTAGCAGGATATGGAGCATATAAATATTCTAAGAAAAAGAAGAAGAAGAAAAAGAAGGGGGGTGGATTAACTATATCTAGAGCATTACAAAGTCCTCAACAGAAAAAGAAAAAAACAAAGAAAAAATTAAAGGGTAGATTACAAAAAATTAGAAATAAATCATTGTCTCCAATTAGATATAATTCTAATGCTGATGCACACATTAATAATAGATTTATGATATATCAAGATTTACCTGGCTTTAAAGAAACATTTCATACTATGGGTAAAGTAATGGAAATCCCATTAAGGGGTTCTGGATATATATATAATGGAGTTGAAGAAAGAAATAAACATATTAAAAATTCTATCAATTTATATGATAACATGAATTTTGAAATTGATTAATTTAATCTATGATACAAATAAAGACTATATCCTAATAAAAAATATAGTATTATACATTTTTCTATTCTATATTCTTCATATTCTAATTTTTTATTCTATAATTGGTGGTATATTATACATTTTTTAAATTTGTTATTCTTAAATATGATTTACCTATCTTCAGGTTTAACATAATCATATCCAAGAAACTTAAACACATCTTTCTCTGTAACACATTTGTTCTTAATCACCTTTTTTGTTTCACTATCCTTAAGGCAAAACTCGTTCAATGTTTTCCCTTGTTCAAGAAGTTCGCCCCTCATCTTAACATTAAATTCCATTGAGCCAGTGAAATACAAGATAGCAAATGGATATTCTTCGGACTTTGTAAACATGATATCAATTCTGCGTCCAATACCATTATTCCATTTAGCAATACCCATAAACTTCTTATTCCCTTTTGACAAACTTTCGCAAATATAAGGACATCCATTGCCATCACAATCTCCCTTAACTTTGGAAAGTTCTTCAATGAACTTATTGTAAATAGAATTGTTTTTTACTGAAGGCGTTTTGATAAGGATATCAATATCACCACTTTCAACCTTTCCTCTCCTATAAGAACCAGTGATCGTAAGGTCAGCAGTTGGGTCAATCGATTTCAATGTTTTCTTCAAAAACTTTTCATGTTGAACAATTTCTTCTCTCGGGATTCTTTCATTAATATCTTCATACCAATTAAGACCCTTCATCTGAGTGTCATTCAGAAGTTCATCAATATCCATGCGGTTCTTCAAATCTTCGATACTAGTAATCCCCAAACCGGAAAGCTGTTTGGCCTTGACAGCACCTACACCATGAATATTCATGAAGATCTCTCTCGGGTCTTTAAAATCCTTGATATTTTCATACATAGGACATGTCCCAGTAGTCATAATCTCCATTGCTTTGTCAACTAGCTTCTTGCCAACTCCTTTCACCTTTAGAAGATTTTCTGGTGTAACATCGCAGTCATTTTCCATCTGTTTCATAACCTTAATTGCTTTGTTGTATGCAGCTGCCTTAAAACCCTCGCCATTAGCACGCTCATGCTTAGACATAGCTTCAAAAACCTTAATACAATTCTTCAACTTTTCATCAGAATCACATACATCCATATCGCTTGGATCACGAAGATCTACATCATCTCTTACTCTCAAGTATCTAGCAAATCTAAACTTGCCAGCCTCTGTAAATGATGTATAACCTATGGTAATAATTGTTCCAATCGGGTGCGTCTGTTTGTAAGAAGCCCTAATAGAATCATCCATACCAGAAGTAGCAAATTCATGGTTTTCATCGGTGTCAATAATTTGGTAATTGCCCTTATTAATAAGAGGCTTACACACAAAAGCACCAAGTTTACCCTTATATTTCCCAGCCCCCTCCTTGTAATCGATGATAATTGCTTCTGCATCTAGAGAAGGCTTGTACTTTAGCAGATGGTTTGAGCGCTTGCCCTCGTATTCAGACCACGGATTCTTAAGCATGATACCTTCGCCACCCATATCAAGGATTCCCTGATAGAATGACTTCATGTGCTCAATGTTCTCAACTTCATAGTGCTTTGTGAGGACAAGTGGGCAAGAAACATCCTTAAACTCTTCTCCTAGTGTAAGCTTATATTCTTCCCAGTGCTTTTCTGCTTCCTTGACAATCCCCTCCAATGCAACATATCTATCATAAAATTCACTCTCCATTTCAGGGGCATCATATACATAGAATTTGATCGACATCCAGTCTTTGTCAACTGGGATTTTCTTCCTTGCAGCACCCATTTTCTGAAATCCATCGCGACCACAGAAAAGTTCTCCATCGATGTGGATATTTGGCATTGCGTTGATAAACCATTTTGGAGCTACGTATGGTTTGTTTTGCCTAGACCAAAAGCTTCTTGTTTTGGGGTTATAACGACCTCGATAACCATCAAGTTTCTCAGACATCAACCAACCTACTGGAGCAAAATGTTCCTCTTTTCCTGAGAATTCTCTCGGGATTTTCATAGCAGCTTCATACTCTTTAGCAAGCATAAATTCGAGAGAAGACATATTTTATATAAGTTAGTAATATCCTTTTATGTAATAAAAAAAGATTAAATATTTTCAAATTTATTAAAGAGGATTATTTAAGATATATCGGAAGAATATATTGTAACTCAGTACAATTAAGACCATTATTACCTAAATATAAATTAATAAATTCTTTAGTTTTTTTAGATTTTAATGATTTAATAATATTATTATATATTTTTAATAATTCTTTTTTATTTATATCTTCTTTATACTCTATATATATTATATGGTTTTCCATTAAAAATTCTTTATTCATATTTATTAAACAGAATTCAAACTTGTAATCACCTTTACCAAATCCTCTATTTACGAGTAATAACGGTTTTGAAAATCCTTTTTTATCAATATAATGTTTTTTCCTTGTGTCTTTATGTTTAGCTACTATTAATTTATTATCTTTAATATCTGAACTATATATTACTCTTGTTTTAGTATCATCATCTATTAAAGGTTTCTCACCAGTATTAGTCCAATTAATATTACCTACATGGACACTAAAATTTAATTCATTTAATGTATTTGAACCTTTTAATAAATCTTTTATTTTAATAGTATTATCTATTGTATTAAATGATAAATAATTACCGATTTTATTTATATATTTATAATTATCATTATATTTATAATTATTTTGAATAACTAATATTATTGTATCTTGACCCGTTTCTATATATTTTTCAGAAGAACAATCAATAAATTCTAAAATATAATAATATTTATTAATATGTTCCCTCATTTTATTATAATATAAACAATTTGTAATACTTTTTGGTAATACAAATAATAATATACCATTATATTTAAGTTTATCTAAAGAATGTATTATAAATTCCATAAATATATTTGGTCTACCAGTATAATAATCTTGATAATATTTATGAACTTCCCCTTTTTTTCTAACAAAATATGGTGGATTTCCAGTAATTAGATCATATGTTTTTTCATTATTTATATCATATTCAATATAATCTTCATTTAATAATTCTACTTTATTTTTAAATTTTAAATTTTTAATAGAATTAAAGATATCTTTATTATATTCTATTCCTGTTATATTACAATTAAATTCTTTATCAATTTCATTTATAAATTGACAACTTCCACAAGAGGGTTCTAGTATTTCTAATTTTTTACTAGTATCTATATACTTTTTTAATATATATATAGATTTATAAATAATATTAAATGGTGTAAAGAATATTCCTTGCGATTTTTTTACTTTATCATCTAAATTTTTAGTTATAGTTATAGATAAATTATCAAATTGTTCATCCATACTTTTATAATTTAAAAATAAAAAATATTTCAAATTATAGCTTATTTAATAAATTATCTAACTAACTTGATTTGCCATGCTGGATTAAGGACTCCAGCATGATTTCTCCACCTTAATAGCATATGTATTGTAGAATTTGTATTTGTTTTTAGTACAATTGTATTTTTAAGTTTATTTCTTCCACTCTTAATTTCTTTAATACCAGTTGAAATTATTTCATCATTCTCAATTGCATCTAGATGAAATAATCCATTTTCAAAGCACATATATTGTTTACCATTCTGTGTTTTATAAAATTTTTCATTTAGCTTTTTTATATCTATTGTTTCTACATTATTTACTAAATATTCATGAATAGATTTATCTACTATCTTCTTTTTTTCTTTAATTTTAACCTTTTCATTTTCTTTTATATAATTAAACCAAGTCCCAGCTTTTTTATAATTAGTTTTTTTAACATTTTTAAGATAAATTTTTTTATCAGGTTTATCAAGATTATATAATTTTGATATAGTTTCTATGCTACTATCATAGAAATATTCAGAGTAATTAGTATTAAAATTAGATGATAGTGATAGAAATTGAGGACAACCTGTAACTTTGCTGCATCCATATTTAAATTCAATATGTTTAACTATCTTTTCACCCGATACTGTAAATTCAAAATCAAAATCATAATTAAAGGATCTTCCTCCTTTTAAAATACATTTAATACTTTCGTATTGACTGCAACAATATTTTTCAATATAAGCAAATAAAGCTTCTTTCAAAACTTGCCATTCATTTATTTCATACCACTCTTCTGGTATAATACTATTCACAATTGCATAAATAATTAATTCGCGTTGTTTATTATTTTTGTCATTATTCCCCCTTCCCTTTGGTTTATTAAATAAAGAATAATCGCTTTCATTTAAAATTGTATCTTTACCTTTAATTGAGATAATGATTTTCTCTTGACATTTATCATTATACCCATTAGCATCGCATCCATTGGCATCATAACTGTCAGACATACCTTGTTGTTTCAACATAACTTTTTTAACTACAATAAATTAGTAAATTTTCAAATTTATTAAACATTTAAATATATATAATTAATCACCGTATTTTAAATAAAAAACTGTATCTGGAAATAAAAAAATATTAACACATTTTTATACACACACATATCTTAATACACAATTATTCTTCTATTGTCACAAATGTTTCCTGTATATCATCCATATTCCTAATCCTCTTTTCTTCTTTTTTCCTAAGTTGTGCTTCTTCAATTTCTTTCCATATTTCTACAACTTCTGGACACTCTTTAATTTCCATTGTCCTTACAATCCAAATATACTCAGTTGGATCATCATCGCTATCATATATAGCATATACACGGGCATATTTGTATTTACCATTTATTGGAGCATAATTACTTAATGGTTTTAGGTTGTATAGAACTCTTTTCATTTCAGGAAAATTAGTATGGACTTTCTTTTCTAGAACAGTACATTCATAGAACTCTCTATCATTTTTTTTTGGCATTGCTCTACCATCTAGATCTTTCCCTGTAAATACTTTGTAAAATTCTTTAACTGTTTTTAATACTTCTTCATCCTTGCCACCTTCAACCAGGAAGCTTTTAAGTTTATGGACAGTAGCATGCTGTTCAAGCTTAGCATACATCCTTTCTTTTGGAACTTCTTTCCTCCTAACAGGAACTTTTCCAACAACTTCTTCTTTACATCTAACAGAACCTTTCATATCCCTATCAATGATATCAATTTGCTTTTCATACTCCAAACAGCTTTCGATACATTCTTTACTATTTGAATACAGCTTAGTTTGCTTCATATTTTCAGGGTGTTTCCACCCAATATAGTTAAACAAGAATCGACAAAGCTGATATTGGACATCAGGATTCTTGTTATACTGTTCATGTGAAAAGATAACATTGTCAAAATTCCCAATTTCTTCGTTTATCAGAGTAACACTCATTCCAATACAATGGAAACCTGTGATGAAGATTGGTTTCCCAGGATACTTTTCGATAATACCCTTAACCTGATCAGCTGGTTCATTATTGTGAGGGATTTTAAGAAGCTGAACTTCTCCAGTGGATTCATCAATAACACATTCATTTGTGCCTTCACCATTAACAACAATAACAGCTGACCCTGGATATATGTCAAGGATAATTTTCATTATAGCAAAGTGGGTAAGTTTTCTACAGTAACCTGGAACAAAGTTCAATGTAAACTCGTTTTCCTTAATCGCCTTACCCTTCAATTGCCCTAGAAGGTGCTTTACATAGGAAAGATGTCTGTGTTCATTGCCAAGCTGAAAATAGTAGTTTTCACCATACCATTCCACAGATTTGCCTGCTTCCAATGCTGCTCTTTGCTTATTATTGCCCCAAAGCTTGACAAAATCATCTGGAATAGTCTTATCAATCAGTGGTGGTTCTTCAACTGAAATAATGCGAGAACAATCTTTCACACCAAAATACTTGTCAGATCTGATAATGCCAAACTGTTCTTCTACATCCACAATATGAATCCTCTTAAACAAATCATGTTGGCGCTCATGTTCTTCAACCCATAGGTTAAATGGAGTAGCAGTATACATGTAAATCCTTTCAACTGTTTGATAACTGTTCATCGTTAGTATCTGTTCTCTGTAAGGGGGAACATAAGCATGTGCTTCATCAATATGAATTACAATCTTCTTAGTGAAACTCTTTGAATCATGGAGTTCATCAATCAATTCTAAGATAGACTTATCAAACCTTTTAGGATGAGCACACATGATAATGTTCTCAATACCATTTTTGATATGATTCTTTACACCCATAACATCTTTAGAGTGATTGTATTTTCCTTCTTTTTTGCCCCTCGAATTGAAAACACAGATATTTCCTTCAAATCTTTCATTCGCCCTTTCGAAGAACTGGAGGTTAGACTTGATTGTATTCATCGTGATGATAAGATGAACACAATCTTTTTCATTCTCGATGTTTTTCAAGCAAATGAAAGTCTTACCCTCCTGGGGTTTTCGGATGATCGCGTAAAAGTATTTTTCGTCTGAGGTATCACTCATTATAAAATGAGATAATAAGGTTAGATTTAAAGAAGTATTAAAAATGATTTCAAATTTTTAAAAGAGAAAAATAATTTAAATAAATTTAAAAATAATCAAATTCATAAACTGGTCATAGTAGATCCCGTCCTTACAAATCCGCCTGTTTTAACATTTTTCATTTTTACCCATCTTACACCTTTGCTATATTTGGTATTTTTCCACCAATTACCATCTTTCCCTTTCATAATAGTCCCTTCTTCAGTGCAATGAGCACAATGACCTAAACCTTTAGGAGAAGGTTCTGTCCCTTTAAATTTCTTTTTTTTATCACAAATACAATGTTTTAATGTTGGTCTAGAACGCAGTTTAGATATTGTTCTTTTCTTTTTTGTTTGACTTCTTTTTTGTGTTTTAATCTTTTTTCTACATTTATCTTTTATATTTTCACATTTATCTTTATGAAATGTTCCTTTTTTTGTACACCTTTTTCCATCGGCTTTTGATAAACCACATCCTCCTTTCTTCTTACTTTTCTTTTTAGATTTTTTTATTAAATCTGAAAATTTATATTTACCACCTACCATTTTTTTTGGAATATTCCCATTCATTATAATATATAATATATAATAGTTATAATTTAATAATATTCTTCATCTTCAATAATTTCTTCTTTTTGTTCTTCATTAAAAGGTTCATTATAATTACTCACAGAATATATAAATTGTATAAATGGATATGAAGTGTCTCCCTTATTATGAAATAATTTAATGTTTAGTGATTCGGAATACTCTCTAAAATATGTATAAAGGTTTATAATATCTTCAGAATACATTGAATTATAATATTCATAATACTCTTGATCTATATCAATGTCATTATAGTCATATTTAGTTGTTGGTAAAACATATTCACAGTAAACAAAAAATTTGAATTTTTGATATAATTCTTTATTATCTATAAATCTTTCCAAATCTTCATTTGAATCAATCCAATCGCGGAGTCTTACATAGATTTTAAATAAAAAATTTTCATAATATTCATTTGAATAAGAAATCTTTGTTGATACCCAATTTTTATATTCTTGTTTCATATTAAATTATAAAGATATATTAATATATTAATATAAACATATGAAAATTGCTATAACTGGAAAAATGTGTTCAGGAAAGTCTACGATTGCTAATATGATACAGCAATTAGATAATGAATATAATACATATTCGTATGGACAAAAAATCAAAGATATAGCAGTAGATTTATTTAATATGAGAAATAAAGATAGAACTTTACTAATTAATATAGCTTCAAAATTAAGAGAAATAGATGAAGATGTATGGTCTAAATATATAGTAAATAAGACTAGATATAAAAAAAAATGTATTATAGATGATTTACGATTTCAAAATGAATTAGATATGTTAGATGATACTTGGAAAATTATAAGGTTAACAATCAATCCTGAAGATCAAATAGAAAGAATAAGGAAAATTTATCCAGATAATTATGAAGATCATTATAGAAATATGGGACATAATTCAGAGAAAGCAAATTTAGATTTATCTAGAAGAGATGTCATACTTGATATTAATACAAGTGAAGAAAATTATGATCAAATTAAACATAAATTATTTCTATTAATAGCTAAATCTAATTAGATATAGAAAATATCATTAATATAGCAGTTACAGCTGTTGTTATAATATTTGCTTGAATTTCTTTAATATTATTTATTTTTTCTACATCATCCCATTTTTCACAATTATTGCTTGTCATTACATGTAAACTAAATGTAAATATTATATATATTAAACTCATATATACTAAATATTGTATACTACTTTGTGAACCTCCTCTAGTTAAACCATCATATACATCTTTATGGACTGTTCCATATCTAAAACCATCCATAACCATATATAAATAAAACTGCCAAAAACTTAAGATTAATGTTGTTATAAGTCCTTGACTGATAGATATTTCTCCATCATTTGGTATAAATCCTAAAATAGAAAAGTTCTTACATATATTTATAATATAATAGGCAGCATAAGATACTAATGCAAATGTTACTATATATGATTTATCGCATAATAATTCTGGATTAGAAGAACATGTTTGTGCATCATTTATAACATTATAAGCTATAAAACCAACTACTATATAGGCTACTAATGATAATATTGTCCTTACTTGATTATTTTCTTCATAGTTTTTTTGTTCTTTTTCAGGTAATTCATCTGCTTTTACAGAACTGTATATTATACCTCCAATTATACTTAATACTCCAAACATAAACCATAATTGCATCGGTTTATTCTTTTTATTCCAATTTCTCATTAAAGCTACTAAAGCTACAAAAAATACAATAATACCTACTGTAATAATTCCACCTATACCTTGAAAGAAATTATCTGAATTTAATTTAAATATATATGAACTGTGGATAAGGTAGTATATTATAGCTATAATAATACCATAATCATATACATAACTGTTTGCCATTATATAATATATAATATTTTAATATTCTAATAAAATTTGAATAATATTTAAAATTATTTCAATAATTAAATATAAAATGCTATTAAATATTAAAATTGATCAGACGAATAGAGAACATTATGATTATTTAAATAGCTTATATACAGAACATAATCATTACCATGAAGGAGATAGTGGATTAGATTTATATTGTCCTGAAGAAATTATAGTTGAACCAGGTGAAACTAAAAAAATCAACCTAAATATATCTTGTGAAGCAACTAAGAAAGTTTTACAACCAGATGAAAATGATTTATTAACGTTTATGACAATGCCTACATCATATTTTCTCTATCCAAGGTCATCAATTATTAAGACTCCATTAAGGATGGCAAATTCAGTTGGTATTATTGATGCAGGGTATCGTGGAAATATTATAGCTTGTGTAGACAATATTAAAAATGAATCATTTACAATTGAAAAGGGGACACGATTATTTCAGATTTGTTCTCCCGACCTTAGTCCATTAAAGTTTAATTTAGTAAATACTTTAACAGAGACCAGTCGTGGTGAAGGTGGGTTTGGTTCTACAAATAATTAGTTATATAAAATTAAATATTATCTATTATTTTTTATATGGATGATAAATACAAAATAATAGATAATAGAAAATCTGATAAATTAAAAAAAACTACCCTTTCTGGTTATAAAAAAACAGATGTATTTAATGCTTTATTTAAAAGTATAGGAGCTAAAAAAATAGAAAATGCATGTAATTGGATTACTGAAGCAATATGTTCAGGCTATATAGAAGATTCTTGGAATAAATTATTATTATATGCTTCAGATACAATAACTATAAATAGTCCTAAATTACCCAATTATCTTTATAAAAAGAATATATTATTCTATAATATTTATAATAATACAAAAGATAAATTAGAATTAAGGAATAATCAAAATATAAGGAATCTTTTTTTTTCAATCGTAGTTATTTTATCTTTAGCACCAAAAAATAAAATATATAATAAATATCCTAAACTAAAAGATACAGATTTTGATTATAATATATTTTCAAATCGTTTATTTGCTGAAATGGTCATATTACCAGATGATTTTATCCATTATAATGAACCAGAAGAGTTAAAAGTTTTTTTTAATGAAATATATACACATCTAAAGGATACAAAAAGTGGATATAATAAATCAATATACTGGATTATTTGGTTACTTGAATGGGAAAAGAAAAATAAAAAAATAAATACAACACAATGGTTCATAGATTCTAGAGATGTAGATGTTAAACAGAACTATAAATCCGATTTAATATGGATTATATGGGAGATTATATTACTAGAACTAAAAGATAAAGATAAGTTTATAAAAAAACAAGTTCTATCATTATATGAACTATATAAATATGAATTTACAGCGGGAAAGAGGAATAAAAGGTTGCCTTACGTATATAGCTCTGTTGCATATTTATGTAATAATATAGATCAAAGTATTAATATTATAAATGATAAAGATATCTTAATACAATCACAAATAAATAATAATAAAATGTTTGAATCAAAAAAAATAAATGAAACAAATGATTTAAAAAATATGCCAACTATTAAAATTCAACATGTTAAGAAATCTAAAAATGTGGATGAAGATAAAGAAAAATGTATTGATAAGTTAACATTATTTAATGATATTGATAGTATAGTATCAAAATAATTATAAATATATATAATAAATGGAACTTGAACATATCTTAATTATTTTACTAATATTATTCATATTATACAGTCTAAAAAAAGATGATGAAGTAGAACCATATACGAATTAATTATTATCTAAACACTCTCGATAACATTCATTCCAATTATCTGCACCTGTACAATTATTTGAACAATCAAATAATTTATCAGCCTTCATTCTTTGACGGGTAGGATATCCTGAAACTGTTTCATATACTTCTGGACTAATTTCCATTTGTGGATAATCTAGATTTGTTGTTGCTGAATGTGTATCACTTATAGTTGGATTTGAGCGTAAATAAAAAAATATTCCTAGTAAAATTAATATAATAACTCCTACAACAATTAACCATAACAACCAATTATTACTATCTTCATTTTTCTTATCCTTATTTTCATTTCCCTTATCTTCTTTATTTTCCATTCTTTCAGTAATATTATATCCGTTAAATAATATATACATTAATATAATTATTAATAATAACTGTTCGATATTCATATAGTATTATAATACATATTTATTTTTCTATATATTTCTGAAGTAATTCTTTATAATTCCATTCCTCTTCATTTGCAATTAATTTAAGCAATACCATATTCTGCATTTTAATGTATAATTCTAGTTTCTTAAGGATATCTTCATCAATAATCATTTTATAATTTTGTGTAATAAATAATAATATTTTCAAATTAATATTTTAAGACATAGTTATAAATATATATATATATGTATTATGGATACTTTACCATGTGATATAATAAATAATATATTAAGGAAAGTAACATGTGATAATACACCACTATTAACATATAGATTAAAATATGTTAATAGATCATTTAATAAATTTATAGATAAAGAAGAGTATGAAGTATGTAAATACTTACTAGATACAGAAAATAATAAAGAAAAACTGCATAAAAATGGTAATAAATCAATATATACATGGTTATATGGAAATGGTATATTTATCAAATATATAGATGTATTTGATTTAATAAAATATAATAGAAGAGATATATTAGATTATTCAATGAATTATAATAAAAATATAAATATTATATTTAACCGTTTTTACTTAACAAATTTAAATAAAAAATTTAATATATTTGAAATAGGATATCAAGGTAGATCATTTTTCATATATGCATGTGAATTAGGGAAATTAGATATTTGTAAATTTTTTTTAAATAGTTACAAAAATAATGGAATTGACAAATATACATGTTATAATTCACAAATTGAAGAAGGTATAAATACTAGTTTAAGGTATAATAATTCAGATGTATATAAATATTTAATTAAATATCATATTGATAAAATTTGAATTTTATTATTATTTAAAATAATAAACTAATATATAAATAATAATAATGAAAGTTCAAAAAAGAAATGGATCTATGGAAGAGGTATCTTTTGATAAAATTTTAAATAGAATTAAGAGTTTATGTAATGATCCAAATCTTAAAGAACTAAATGTAGATCCATCAATTATAGCACAAAAAGTATGCTCAGAAATATATGATGGAGTTACAACTGAAGAATTAGATATTTTATCTTCAGAAATATCGATTTCTCTATATTCTACAGATACTGATTATAAAATACTTGCTTCAAGGATTATTATTTCTAATCATCATAAAAATACATCAAGTGATTTTAAAGAAGTAATTGATAAACTTTATAATTTTAAAAGAAATGATGAGAAAGAAAATTTAATCAGTAAAAATTTATATTATTTAGTCCAAGATAATATTAAAGAAATTAACGATATACTTAATTATACATATGATTATAAGTTTGATTATTTTGGATTTAAAACATTAGAAAGAAGCTATTTGCTAAAAGTCGATGATAAAATTATTGAAAGACCTCAACATATGTATATGAGGGTAGCATTATCTATTCACCGTAATGATATTGAGAAAGCATTTGAAACATATTTGGGTATGGCCAATCAAGATTTCATCCATGCTACACCTACATTGTTTAATGCTGGAACAAAAAGGGAACAATTCTCAAGTTGTTTCTTACTTATGATGCAGGATGACTCAGTAGTAGGTATTTATGATACATTAAAAGATTGTGCTAAAATCTCAAAACATGCTGGTGGTATTGGATTAGCAATTCATAATATTAGGCCTAAGGGTTCATTTATTGCTGGGACAAATGGTTATTCAAATGGAGTTGTTCCTATGCTCCAAGTTTACAATAATACAGCAAGATATATTGATCAAGGAGGTGGAAAAAGGAATGGTTCATTTGCAATATATTTAGAACCATGGCATGCAGATATATATGAATTTTTAGAACTTAAGAAAAATAATGGAAATGAACATGAAAGAGCAAGGGATCTATTTTATGGTATGTGGATTTGTGATTTATTTATGAAAAGGGTTGAGGAGAATGGTAAATGGTCTCTATTTTGTCCACAGAATTGTCCTGGATTACAAGATACTTGGGGTTCCGAATTTGAAGAATTATATATAAAATACGAAGAAGAAGAAAAATACATCAAAAGGGTAAATGCTCAAGAATTATGGTTTGCAATCCTTACTTCACAAATAGAGACAGGGACACCTTATTTGGTATATAAGGATGCTTGTAATATGAAATCAAATCAACAGAATCTAGGAACTATTAAATCATCTAATTTATGTACAGAGATTGTAGAATACACAAGTAAAGAAGAAACAGCTGTATGTAATCTTGCTTCTATATCTTTAAAAGCATGCTTAGATTATAAAAACTATAGTGATTATTCATTTAAAATTTATTCTAAACCAGGATGTCTATATTGTGAAGCAGCTGAAAGGTATTGTAATAAATACAATATTAATTATGAAAAATTATCCTATAAAGATTTAACTTTATCAGGAGTATATCCTAATAGTGTTAAATTTCCACAAATCTATATTAAAAATGGAATTAATTATACTCATATTGGTGGATTTACTGATCTAGAACAATATATGAAACCAACATATAATTATACAAAACTAAAGGAAATTACTAAAATATTAGTTAGGAATTTAAATAATATCATTGATTATAATTATTATCCAACTGAAAAGGCAGAATTATCTAATTTAAGACATAGACCTATTGGTATTGGTGTTCAAGGTTTAGCAAACGTATTATATGAGATGAAAACATCATTTGACGATGATTATGGCAAAGAATTAAATAAGAATATTTTTGAAACAATATATTATGCTTCATTAGAAGCGTCTTGTGATATTGCAAAAGAAAGAGAAGTAGAAATGATTAAATTAAAAGAAATGTATATAAATCAACCAGAACTACATGAAGAAATTAAAACTTTATACAATAAGTTAAATCCTACAGATGAAGAATTAAATAGAGATGAATATCTTGGCACATATTCAACTTATATTGGATCACCAATGTATAATGGTAAATTACAGTTTGATTTATGGAATAAAGAAGTAGATAATAGTCTACATGATTGGACTAAATTAAGGGAATATATTAAGGAATATGGCATTAGAAATAGTCTACTTGTTGCCCCTATGCCAACTGCTTCTACTTCACAAATTCTTGGTAATTATGAATGTTTTGAACCAGCCATGTCCAATATATATACAAGAAGGGTTTTATCAGGAGAATATATGGTTATTAATGAATATTTAATTGAAGAATTAAAAATATTTAATATGTGGAATCATGAAATTAAAGATAGATTAATAGCTGATAATGGTTCAATTCAATATATAGAAGATATTCCCCAATGTATTAAAGATAGATATAAAACTTCTTGGGAATTAAAGCAAAAACATATAATTGATATGTCAGCTGATAGAGGTCAATTTATTTGTCAGTCTCAAAGTCTAAATCTATTTATGGAATCTCCTACATTTTCTAAATTATCTTCAATGCATTTCTATGCTTGGAAAAAGGGACTAAAGACAGGTATGTATTATTTAAGAACAAGGCCTTCTAGTAATGCAATTAAATTTACAATTAATCCAGAAACATGTGAATCTTGTTCAGGATAATATTATATATTAAAGATTAATAAATATATTAATTATATTATGGTGATACATTACATCGACGAAGATGTTAAGGAGTTATTTGATTCTGATGAATTTAATAATAACTTATTAGCATATAAAAAAGATAATTCAAAAAAAATTTCTGAATTATCTTCATTTTTTAATTCATTGGATATTAATAAAAAATATTATAAGATGAATATATCTAGTAAAAATAAAAAATTTAAAAATAATTTATCTGATGAAACATTAATTATTAAATATATTAATAATGAGTTAAATAAAGTAACAGAAGAAAATATTTCTGTTACTATTCAAAACATTAATAATAAAATTTTAAAAAATAAAACTTTATTGCCAATAATAATTGATACAATTATAAATAAATGTATATATCAATTACAATATATTAATTATTATATTAATATATTAATGGAATTATTAAATATAGAATCTAATATTGATATAGATTCTATTATAAGAAAAAAATCTAATGAGATTTTTTCTATTGATATAGAACTGGAAGATACTTATGACAATTTATGCAAAGTTAATAAAAATATTGATGAATTTATAGGTATTAGTATATTAATTATAAAACTTGAATTATTATCTGTTATAAATGATTATACTGATAATATAATTGTGAATATGATGGAAAAGGCTAAAATAGATGATAATGATATAAGTTATAAATATATATTATCATTATATAATATATTTAAGCTTCTTGATAAAGATTATGTAAATAGAAATTTAGATAAATTAAAAGAACTTTCTAATAACGAAAAAATTTGTAAAAAGAATAAATTCAAAATAATGGATATTTTAGACTTAATAAAGACTTAAAGTTATATAATTAAGTATTAAAAAGATGTACTACTGTAATGCTCATTTTGATAATATTACTTGTGATACAAGTAATGAGTTAGATTTTTATAATAATACAATGGATACAATTGATACAAATATTATTATTAATGAAAATTTATTATATAAAACGAATAAGTATAATAAATTGTGTGAAATAAAATATGATTTATTAAAATATATAAATAATGAAACTAAAGAGTTAGATTCTTTACTAACAATAGAAACAGAAGCAGATATGGATATTCGTAATAATATATTATGTCATATCAATGAAAATACATCATCATCATCATCATCATCATCTATTAAAGAAAATGTATCATCCATAGATGAAAATGTATCATCTATTAAAGAAAATACATCATCATCTATTGATAAGCAAGAATTATCTATAGAGAAAAGTATATCACCAATATTAAAAGAAATGATAACTACAATAAATAAATTTAAACAAGAATTTACAATTAAACAAGATAATTTATTAAATATAGAAAAAAAATTTATAAAAGAAATAAAAAAAAATAGACATGATGTAAATGTTATAAATGAATTAATTAATAAAACAGGTGATCTTACAATGTCTTATATAGAAGAAGGTAGTGATGAAGATATCTTAATAGATAAAATGATAGAACTATCAAAAACTATTAAAGATAATAGTAAAATATATTCTATAAAAGATAAATATGTTAAAGCAAGAATAGATATGGTTGAATATATTGAAGTTACTAAATATTTAAATAATTTTAATACTGGTAATACTTGTTCAATATGTTTAAGTAATAAAGTAGATAAATATTATGTCCCTTGTGGACATACTTGCTGTAAGAAGTGTGCGGAAAGGTCTTTATCATTAAGTAATTCATTCGCGACTCACTCTTATAATAAGTGTGAATTTTGTAGAACTACAATTGAAGAATATAATAACTTATATTATAATTAATATTTTTTTTAAAATCATTTATTTTTTTTATATCTATTATATTATAAAAGATGACAACTTATGATGTTACAACTTTTTCGGATGGGAGTTCGCACATACTTAACCAAGGCGACAGTTTAGAATTGAAAAATAAATATAGGAAGGAAGTTGTTCATGCAAATGGTTTTAATGGTGTCTGGGCAAACAATAACACTTTAGATCACCCGACATGGGCGGGGGGACACTTTGGCGATTTTACAGTAACCGTCACCAGACACAAGAACAATACACATGCAACACAAAACAAGCTAGTTCAGAGCACAGCAACCTTCACCATTACAGTTTCAGAACCAGAATCAGAACCAGAACCAGAACCAGAGCCTGAACCAGAGCCTGAACCAGAACCAGA